TCTTCAATGAATTGGCTCGCTCAGAGCGCCAACGGGTCTGCTATTATTAAACTTTTTTATGGCTCCAACACGGCCCCTAATTCGAACGACGCTATTGACGGAGCATTTGATTCTGGCGGCGATAGCCAGGCCTCCTCAAACGTCTCGGACATGACTTTTACAGCAAACCAAAACTGGGATCCTGGCGAGATAACTTTGACTGCTCTGGCTGATTATAGTACAGCTGGGCACAAGTTATACTTTTCTATTCTACCGGCTAGTAACCAAAAGATCTTGTCACAAGCGGGAACAAGCATGCTTCACTTTAGTGTTACCAATAGCAATGGGGCAGACCCGAGCGCATTTTTAAGTATGGTGATCGACGCAATTTCTGCCGCTAAGAACGATTCCGGAGATCTCAACGTCTTTGATTCAGATAATTGGTCTGGTTCGAGTGCCACCACTACTGGAGACTTTGCACACTACTGCCTACCGACAGGCATTACTTTAACAGAAAGCACAGGGACATTCCAGGTCTCTAATGGTGGAATATACTTTATTATATGGAACATGAACCTTAGTACTAGCTCCTCCGGAACAAGAGCATTAAAGATATTAAAGAATGATTCTAATATTTATGAAAAGCAATGGACAATTAATGCTGCTGTAGATCCTCAAGAGAATTCATGTATTGCAATGCTCGACTTAAACTCCGGAGATACATTAAAATTTATGATAAACAATATTAGAGGCTCCGGTGGTGGGAGCGGCCTTATGTTTGAACCTCATGTAACGATTTTTAAAGTAGATGATGTCGCATCCCACACTCTCCAGTATGGAAAGACTGCGTCTAACATTGTTGGAGACGACTATACGATCAATACCATGGAAGAAAACAACATGGGAGCGCAATACGACAGAGCATCAGGTCAATTACCTCTCTCTCTGGCGCAGAGAGGTCCAAGAAACTTAAGAGGAAGAGCAGCCTCTTATACAACGACTTTAGGCGGTAAAAGTAAGAAGTAACTATTTATAGTGAGGTTTAATAAATGACTGATCTTAATCGAATCACCAGACGCTTTATAATGGGTGAATCAAAAAAGGTTTCAAATGGGGCTGTGATACAAGCGCTCATTGAGATTATAAGCTCCCTAAAGCCAAAAACAATTACAGAAAAAAATAAAATAGCCATGGCGTCTAGACATCTAAAGGAAATAAAGTATTCTTTTAGAAAGCTAGAGGAGCAAGTGACATCTCTACAAGAACAGGTTAAAATGCTAGAAGAAATTTCTTCCATGGCAGCTGGTTCTGTCGAGGGGGCTGTTGGGGTCTCTTCTAAAAAGAAAAAGAAAGAAGGATTAATAAGATGACAAAGATTTCTGATATCAAGAGAACCATTGAGACTATGTTAAATGAACAAGACAGTTCATTTAAGAAAAATCTAAATGAAGAAAAGAATCTATTTGCTTCATATATAAGACATTGTATATATGAAGCAAGACTCAAGAACCACAGTAATTTAGAAAAAGAGCAAATAATAAGATCTTATATAAAGTCCTTTCTTTTAGAATCTGAAGCTGTAGGCGGTTCTCCTGACGCCCCCTCAGAGATCACAGCAATAAACTTTTTGAAGAACCTTCTTAAGAGTATTATACCTACTACTGAAGAGGGATACAAGGAACTTACTTCTGCAAAGACACAAAGAATTTCTTTTAGAAGGCACATACTTAACGCAACAGATAACTTGTTAAAAAATCTGGATGCCGACCCTGATGCTGTTGAGAGTGGGAATCAAGAGCTTGGTGAATTAAGTCTTTCTGTCAATCCATCAGAAAAGCCAGAGGGCTTTATAGACATATATGGAGACGACACAGCAGGCGATGAGCAAGAGCTAGATCCAGAGCAAGAGTTTGCAAGAGGCTTAGAAGATAAGAACCTCGATAATACTGGAAGAAATGCCGCATTTGAGGTATTTAAGAAGATCAAAAACCAAATTGAAAACGAATATTCAAAACTAGATCCTGATGCGGTTGTCGATGGCAGGGAGGAAACAGAAAGAGAAATATTTAAAGACTACCTGCTACTTAATTTAAAGCTTTACTTTGATAAGTTTGAAGAGGAACTAGGGCCGGGACCAGCAGAGCCGTCTACTCCATCGGAAGACGAGTTTAGGAGAATGGACCAGGCAGACGCTGCGAGTCCAGAAGGCGCTGGGGACGAGCTAATCCCGCCAGAGCAAGCAGGGATGTGATGGCTTGGAAAACAAAGAAAGAGTTTAATTCTAAGACAAAGTATTTTAGTTTAGCAAATAAGTTAAGGAAAGAAAAGAAAATAAATAGAGAGTTTGAATCTCAAATAAGTAATCTTACTTTAGAAGAGCTAATAGGTTTAAAACTTGAATTATCAACAAAAGCAGTAGACAATAGATTATATAATTTGCCTATATGGCATAGCCTAGTTAACATAGTACAAGAAGCGGTTCTATCATATGCTTTCTCAGCTACAAGAACTAAAAGAGAAGCTATGAGATTTATAGGACTAAACGAAAGAATGATCTATAAACTAAAAGATAAGTATGATATAAACGCTATTTTGGAAGAAATTGAAAATGATGAGCAATTATGAGGTATTAGCAAAATCATTAATATGGAGATTCTGTGTCTCAATACCAGTGAGTTTGTTCATAACTTATCTCTTTTTAGGATCTCTCATGGGGTCTATCGCACTAACAGCGACAGCAAACTTTGTAGGTACAGTTCTATATTATTTATTTGACATTTTTTGGTTTTCTTATTTAGGGGATGCCTTGGGTTTCGACAGGGTAGTTGAAGAGGATAGTGCAGGCAGTCGTGATGACTTAAAAAATTAAAACAAACTAGTTGCCAACAACAACGCACACTTTGATTCCGTCCGCCTAGCGGCTTAATCAGGGAGGCTGACCAGGGCCTTCTATCCAATCTGGTCAACACAACAGACAAGTTGTAAAAATCAAAATGGTTACCCTACTTGTAGTAGGTGGAGCTTTTCGGTGATAAAAGCTGGTTGATGTGTTAACGCCTATACTTGCTTGTGAGTGAAAGCAACACAAGCCAAGCCTGTGGATGACTTGAATTGAATTTTATTCTGGACGCGGGTTCGACTCCCGCCATCTCCATTTCATAAAGGTGAACTATGGACAAAAGAAAAATCAGAAAAGAAAACATAAAAAGAAAGATGATGAAGTTTTACCAGGACAATCCATGTGTTGATTGTGGCGAGACAGACCCTCGTGTTCTAGACTTTGATCACATCAATAATAAAAAGTACAACGTCAGTACCCTTCTGAGAAAAGAATATTCTTGGGACTCGATATTGAAAGAGGCTTCAAAGTGTGAAGTTAGGTGCGCTAACTGTCACAGAAAGAAAACAGCAATAGAACAAGAACATTACACAAATCGCCTCCTAGGAGAATTCTTTGCCTATTTATAGTGGGGGTGTAAATTGTATGAAGCATATAATAAAATTTGAAGCTGGCTTATTGCTTGGTACGTTATTTGGGGCTGTCATATCTGCGATAGTGTGCTCACTTGCTTATGAAGTGTTAGGTTACGAGTCAATCGACGCAGATATGATTCAGCGATGCATAAAGGAGAGTTTAAATGAGTAACTTTTATCAGCAGAGAACTTATATGGTAAAAAAGGGCACTGTTGGTTACGGTAGTGTAATGGGTCATTACAACTTCTTCTATCCGGAGGAAAAGTTGGAGTGTGTCTTCCTTTCTGACTGTATTATCAGAAAATTTAAGTGGATGGGATATAAAAATTTTGTAGCCATAACAGCCCCAAAAGGCTTTGTTGCAGGAGAGACTCTTGAGTACAAAGGCTATGAAGTTCTGTGGGTTAAACTAGAAGATATAGAAGCCTATTAACTACTTATAGTAGAGCCCAAGGGGATTTAATTACATGGCCAAAAGAACATATGTGCTTGATACTAGCGTTTGTTTAACTGATGCAAACTGCATTTTTAATTACGGAAATAATGACATAGTGATTCCGTTAAAAGTTCTTGAAGAAATTGACAAGCACAAAAAGAGGCAGGATAGCGTTGGGATCAACGCTAGAAAAATTATACGCTCTTTGGATGAGTTGAGGGCGAAAGGGTCTCTACAGAAAGGAATAAGACTTGGTAAAGGAAAGGGCATCCTAAGAGCCTCCGGAGGAGACCCTTCTGCTATTCCTTTCGATCTTGACTTCAAGGTGCCAGATCATGAGATAATTTCTTGTGCTCTGGCCGAAGACAAGACAAATGGCTCAAGAAAAACTGTCCTAGTTAGCAGAGACATCAACATGAGGGTTATATGTGACTCTCTTGGTGTCTTGAGCGAAGACTATACTGAAAACGAAGTAATAAAGACAGACTCTGAAATGTATTCTGGATTTGCTACAATTCTTGTAGACGACCAGGTTATCGATCAGTTTTATGAGGGCAAAAGGGTCAAAGTGCCAGATGACGAAAAGTCTGAACTTTTCCCAAATCAATTTGTAATGCTCGTCTCCAGTTCCAATGAAAAGAAAACTGCCTTATGTAGATACATTGATCACATGTTCCCTCTGGCCCCCGTGGTGCAATACAAGGAAGGACTGTGGGGAGTCACGGCAAGGAACAAGGAACAGATGTTTGCCATAGATTTACTTATGGACCCTGAGATACAAGTCGTATCTCTTGTGGGTCAAGCAGGATCTGGTAAGACTCTTATAGCGATTGCAGCAGGCCTAGAGCAGGTCATGGCGAACGCAGACATGAAGTACGGCTTAAGGGAGCTAGACGGCACTGCGACAGGCTACAAGCGCCTTGTCGTGTCCAGACCAGTTATGCCGATGGGTAAGGATATTGGATTTTTGCCTGGAACCATGGAAGAGAAGATGGCACCGTGGCTAGCCCCAGTTCAAGATAACTTGAAGTTTTTGACTGGAAATGACCAAACAACTCTTGATGAGTATATGTCTCGCGGAATAATTGAGATTGAAGCTCTTACATATATTCGTGGTAGATCAATCGCAAATGCATTTATTATTATTGATGAAGCACAAAACTTGACAGCACACGAGATAAAGACTATACTAACAAGAGTAGGCGAAGGAACAAAGATAGTGTTAACTGGCGACATTGAGCAGATTGATAACATTTACATCAACGAAATGTCTTCTGGCCTAACGCATGCTGTTGAGAAAATGAAGTTCCACGGCATCACTGGGCACGTCACCTTGAGGAAGGGTGAGAGATCTGAAGTCGCAACGCTTGCTGCAAAGGTATTATAACAGAGGTTTTATATGAGTTTTGAGATAGGTTGGCCCGAAGAAGAGAGTTATAGTTCTGAAATAGATGACAAGACGACAGAACTAAAGTCGATGGTGGTTCAATATGTCGGCAATAGGCTCAGTCCAGAGGACGACAACGTCACTCTGGAGATGGTCATAGAAGTTCTTGCAGACGAGTTTCCAGAGGTTGTCCTAGCTCTTGCAGAAGAGAACTTTCTAAGAGGCTATGAGCAGGGCACAAGAGATGTGAGTACGTTTTAAAATGATTAATTACATAAAAGAAAGCTCCTCTAAGGCAAAGAGAAGTCTGGATCAATATTCCTTGTTTCAAGTCACTCCAATTTACATAAAAGACGCTTTATCTGATGGGGTCGATATATTAAAGGTGATAGATAAGGTCGAGTCGACAGTGCCTCAACACACCATGCAAGGGGTTGAAGCAGTCTATGTTGGGCACTTTAAGGAGTTTGATGACAGAGGCATCAACGCGATGTTTAGAGATGGGGCAATTTATGTCTCAAATATACAAGATGATGAAGCAGACATGATTGATGACATCATTCATGAGATTGCCCACGCGGTGGAAGAAACCTATGCCGCAGATATCTACGGTAGTGGAGAAATACAAAGAGAGTTCATTGGCAAAAGGAAAAGACTAGAAAGTCTGATGTCAGAGTACGGATACCTAGATAATGCAAATATTGATTTTACCGATATAGAATACTCTAGAGATTTTGATCTCTTTATGTGTGATGAGATAGGTTATGAAAAGTTAACCAACTTAGCTTTTGGCATATTCCTCCGCCCCTACGCAGTTACAGACATAAGAGAGTATTTTGCCACATCTTTTGAGGAATATCTATATGGCGATAGAAAGTACCTTTCCACCATAAGCCCAGTTGCATATAAAAAGGTACATTTAGTTTGTACTGGTGAGGTGTAGGTTGCCACACATATCATATTCTGAGCTTCGTAACTGGCAAGAATGCACCTGGAGGCATAAGCTTCTTTACATAGATAAGCTCAGTGTCCCGCAAGGCTCAGAGCACACTTGCTTTGGTACTGCTGTGCACGACACAGTTGAGCTTATGCTTCTAGGTAAGCTAGGCGATGAGCAGCTATATCCAAACTTTCATAAAAAGTTTACAGAAGAACTCAAAGCTATAGGAATAGAAGAAGATACGCAGCTAGCAAAGGATATGAGACACCAAGTCAATGGCATTTTTGAGGCGATTAGGCCAGCAATCGCCTCATATTTTGAGGACAAAGGTGGCTGGAGTGTTGTAGCCGCAGAAGAATCTCTGATGGAGCCCATACAGGAATCTAGAGTTAAGGACTATAACTTTAAAGGCTTTATAGATTTAATCCTTAAAGATGGAAATGGACATTTTCATGTTATAGATTGGAAAACTTGCTCATGGGGCTGGAATGCTAGAAAGAAGAGTGACATCCTCTATACAAGACAACTTGTTTTATACAAGCATTATTATGCAAAAAAGTACAATCTCAATCCAAGAGCAATATCTGTTCATTTTGGGCTGATCAAGAGAACAGCTAAGAAAAATAGAATAGAATTGTTTAGAGTCACAAGTGGCGAAAGAAAAACGAAAAATTCACTTGACTTTATGGACAAAATGCTTTATAATGTTACGAACAAACGATTTATTAAAAATCGTCTATCTTGCAAGTGGTGCCCCTTTAGCGGCACTGAACATTGTTCATGAGGATTTAATGAAAAAGAAAATAAAGGTCTTGACATTGTCAGACCACCCCCTATCACCCTCAGGGGTTGGCACTCAGACCAAGTATTTTATTGAAGCTCTCCTTAGAACAGGAAAGTTTCAATTTATTTGTTTAGGGGGTGCAGTAAAGCACAAGAGCTATGAACCACAAAAGGTTTCTCCGTTTGAAGACGATTGGACAATAATACCAATTGATGGATACGGAGATGCTCAAAAAATTAGATCGATCATCAGAAACGAAAAGCCAGATATCTTATGGTTTATGACAGATCCGCGCTTCTACGAATGGCTATGGTTTATAGAAAACGAGATTAGACCTATTATGCCAATGGTATATTACCATGTCTGGGACAACCACCCTGCGCCTGTGTTTAACAGGCCATTCTATCTATCAAACGACTTAATTGTCTCTATCTCCAAGGTTACACATGAAATTGTATCGGAAGCTGCTCCGGAAGTGGCGAACATTTACCACCCCCATGCGGTTGATCCTGCTATATTTAGGCCAGTTTCTCAGGATGAGATAGACTCCATGAGAGAGAAGAACCTACAAGGGAATAAAGATAAGGTAGTGTTTTTCTGGAACAATAGGAACGCAAGAAGAAAGCAGAGTGGTTCCCTTGTTTTCTGGTTCAACGAGTGGGCAGATAAAGTTGGTAGAGACAAGGTTTGTCTCATCATGCATACAGATCCGCATGATGTGCACGGGCAACCTCTAGAGCACTTAATTGAGCATGTTGGTAACGATGGTACTATCATGATATCTAACACTAAGGTGCCGCCCAACATACTTGCAAATATGTACAATATGTCCGATTGCACCATTAACATTTCTGATGCGGAGGGGTTTGGACTAGCAACACTTGAGTCTCTTTCCTGCGGAACTCCAATCCTTGTTAATATGACTGGTGGGCTGCAAGAACAGGTAACAGACGGAGAAGATTGGTTTGGTATAGGCATACAGCCTGCCTCTAAGGCAGTCATCGGCTCCCAGCAAGTTCCATACATCTATGAAGACAGGATTAGCAAGGAAGACTTCCATGCTGCTCTAGACCGTATCTACGAGATGTCAAGCTCTGAAAGAAAGCAGCTTGGGATCAAGGGAAGGGAACACGTAGAGAAAAACTACAGTTTTGAGAAGTATTGTCAGGGCTGGGTTGATATTATGCTAGAGGTATATGAGCAGCATGGCTCCTGGGAAGAGCGCGAAGGGTATAAATCTTGGGACTTTAAGGAGATAGTATGATAAAGAAAGTTTTAGTTAGAGGGCCAGCACTAACCCAGTCAGGCTACGGCGAGCACACAAGGTTTTTACTTAGAGCCCTAAGGGGACAGCCAGAACAGTTTGACGTATATCTCATAGCTCTCAATTGGGGCCAAACGGGATGGCTTTCAGAGAACACTGAGGAGCGTCGATGGATGGATTCTCTTGTCATGAAAACTCATCAGTACGTGCAATCCGGTGGTCAGTTTGACATGTCAATACAAGTCTCCATCCCTAATGAATGGGAGAGGCTAGCACCTTATAATGTTGGTGTAACTGCTGGTATTGAAACAACCAAGGTTGCTCCCATTTGGCTTGAGAAAGCAAATCAGATGGACAAGGTCATTACTATATCCGAGCACGCTAAGAGCGTCTTTGAAAATACGTCCTATCAGGGCATCAATAAAATGACTCAACAGCCAATGACACTAAAGTGCGAAACTCCAATTGAGATTGTCCACTACCCTGTCAAGACTGTTGAGCATGAAGACCTAGGTATCGAGTTAGATTATGACTTCAACTATCTTCTTGTCTCCCAATGGGGCCCTAGAAAGAACATTGAGAACGCAATCAAGTGGTGGGTAGAGGAGAACTGGGATCAAGAAGTTGGGCTGATTATAAAAACATCCCAAAAGAACAACTCTATTATGGATAGAGAACACGTTAGCAATAACCTGTCTAAGCTATTAAACGCATGCAGACCAGAAGGGGCAAAGTGTAAAGTTTACCTTATTCACGGAGACCTTTCCGAGGACCAGATGCAGTCTCTCTACGTCCATAAGCAAATCAAGGCTCTGATTAACCTTAGTCATGGTGAGGGCTTTGGCCTGCCTATGTTCGACGCAGCACGACACGGACTTCCCGTTATTGCCCCTTCTTGGTCTGGGCAGTGCGACTTCTTGTACATTACCTATCCCAATGGCAAGAGAAAGGCCATGTTTGCTGATGTAAACTACGACATAGCGCCTGTTCACGAGGCAGCTGTATGGGACGGGGTAGTCCAGAGAGACAGTATGTGGTGTTATCCTCATGAGGGACACTACAAGATGCGCTTACGACAGACTAGAAAGAGTTGGGCCAAGTGGAAGAAGAAAGCGAAGGAACTACAGAGGTGGATCTTACAACAGTTTGATTCCGACAAGCAGCATAAGCTTTTTGCGGATGCAATCTGTTTTACTGAGTCTAGTTTTGAAGAAACATTAAGGATGTTTTCATGAAAATACTCTTTATATCTGACTTTTTCTTATCAGATGGAGTTCTTGGTGGGGCAGAGCTTGTAAACGACTGCCTGGTTCATCACCTTCGTAGTAGAGGTTACTCGGTTGAGGAAAAGCGCAGTTCTGATCCAATCAATTTTTCTTTGTATGATTTTTTTATTATATCAAATTTTGTTAACATGCCGGAACAAGTCAAGGATTCTCTATACGATAAGCCTTACATTATCTATGAGCACGATCACAAATACTTGAAGAACAGGAACCCTTCAGTTTTTATAGATTTTAAGGCACCAAAAGAGATGCTGGTTAACGAAAAGTTTTATCGTTCTGCAATATCTGTTTTTTGCCAATCAGTTTTGCATGAAGAAGTAATTAGAAAAAATCTATCATTAAGGAACACTGTAAATACAGGATGTAGTCTCTGGTCTAAAGAGCATTTTGATATTTTAAGGAATAACCAAAATAGAGAAAAGAATGGTCTTTGCGCTGTCTTGCAGTCTTCTAACCCCATCAAGGGAACGAGAAGAGCAGAAAAATATTGTCTAGATAATGGTATTCAATACGAAACTGTGCCCTTTACAGACTTCAAAACATTCATTGATAACATCTCAAAATATGAGAAGCTAATTTTTTTCCCAGAGACCCTAGAAACATTCTGTAGGGTTGTCGCAGAGGCCCGTATGGTGGGCTGTGGACTTATTACCAATGATCTGAATGGCTGCACTCATGAAGAGTGGTTCTCTCGCTACAAGGGCCAAGAACTGCTTGATTTTATTGAGAACAAGCAAGAAGAGATTGTGAATAAGCTTGTTGATGTGATTAACGGAAAGAAGTTACAAGGAGAGCCAGAGGATATCACAGTTATCCTAAACTGCTATCGCAGACCTTACAACCTCAGGATGCAAATCGATGCTATCAGATCGCAAACTCGTCCACCAAAAGAGATTTGGCTTTGGGTCAATAGGCACGAAGATAATGAAGATTTCTCTTTTGAAGCTTTAGGTCTAGATAAGGTTTTTCACAATGATTATAACTGGAAATTTTATGGGAGATTCGCAGGTGCGCTCTTGGCAGATACAGAATATGTCGCCATTTTTGATGACGATACGATACCCGGCACAAAATGGTTTGATAATTGTTTAAATACAATGCTGGAAAGCGAGGGCATTTTGGGCTCTGCAGGCGTAATTTTGGACGATAAGTATTATATTCGCCACCAAAGGTGTGGCTGGCCAACACAAAATAAAGAAATAAAAGAGGTAGATCTTGTTGGGCATGCTTGGTTCTTCAAGCGGGATTGGTTGCAATACTTATGGAGAGAGAAGCCTCCCACATGGGACAATGGTGAAGATATACACTTCTCTTATGCTGCTCAAAGGTACGGCGGTGTAAAGACTTATTGCCCTCCGCACCCATCTGATGATATTGAGCTACATGGGTCGATCATGGGCAATGAGCTTGGTGTTGATGATAAGGCCACATCAAATAACAATGAAACATCACACCAACAGTTCTTTTCAGAAAGAGACTTTTGCGTCCAAGATTCTCTTCGCAAGGGTTGGAAAACAGTAAATGGTGTAAAGCTATGATTCTCATGGCATTTGGCACAAGACCAGAATATATTAAGATTAAACCTTTGATCAAAGAAATGGAAGGCAAAATTCCTTTCAAACTACTTTTCACTGGGCAGCATGTTGATCTCCTTTCGAACGTAAAAGATCAAGACGTAATCCAGCTACATATTAAAGATGGCCCTAACCGACTTGACTCTATTGTATCCTCGATTATGGGCCAGGACCACATTTTTGAAGGCGTTGATGCTGTTTTGGTGCAGGGAGACACGACTTCTGTTTTTGCCATAGCTCTCGCAGCTTTTCACCGAAAGATAAAAGTGATTCACCTTGAAGCCGGTCTTAGAACCTACGATAAGCAAAATCCATACCCAGAGGAGTTCAACAGGCAAGCTGTTTCTCGCATCGCTGATATTCATCTGTGTCCTACCTCTACTGCGGCGCTTAATCTCTCTCAAGAGTCTGTAGGAGGTTCCGTGTACATTGTGGGAAATACAGTATTAGACAACCTGACGCATTTAACGCCGACAAAGGATAATACAGTTGTCATTACGATGCACAGAAGAGAAAATCATAAAAAAATGGATCACTGGTTCAAGGCACTTGATCATGTAGCAAAAACCTTTTCACATGAGTATCGGTTTATTTTACCTATTCATCCAAACCCAAACGTCCAGAAGCACCGTCACCTCCTAGAGCATGTTGAGGTAATTGATCCTGTTCCTTATGAGGAGTTTCTAGAGATGTTGGCATCCTGCTCTTATGTTATTACGGACAGTGGCGGCCTGCAAGAAGAGACATCTTTCTTGGGTAAGCACTCTATTGTTTGCAGAAAGACGACAGAGAGATCAGAAGGTCTTGGGAAGTTCTCAGCTCTGTGTCCACGTCCAGAATTGCTTTTTGAGATGTTTGGAAATATGATACGAACCCCAGATCCAATAGGGGAATGTCCATACGGTGATGGAAATTCTTCTAAGAAAATAGTTGACATATTATTAAAAAGCGTTATATAGGCTAAAAGAGAGAAGCTTTGAAAATTAAATTTATAAACCATGCTTGTATTTCTATAGAAACAGAAGATACTATGATAATGTTTGACCCTTGGTTTAGCGGTAAAATATTTAATAATTCTTGGGATCTCCTGCGAGAGACTAGATTAGACGACTTGGATATACGAAATCTTAAGTTCATTGCAATTACACATGAACACCCAGACCATCTAAACTGGGCTACGCTAAAGCAGCTTATAATCTCTAAACCAGAATTAAAAATTATTATTCCTAAAAGAAGGAATAGTAACGTTGCAATTGCTTTGCGAAAAATGGGATTTAAAGTCGCTGAGATCCCTCCAAACAGGGAACTTCAATTAGGCAATAAGTTAAGAATATGCAACTTCCCAAGTCAGAATGACTCTGCTTATGTTGTTGTTGCAGACGGGAAAGTGATTTTAAATCAAAATGATTGCTACCTGACAGACCAAGAGTGCAAAAGGATAAAAGTTAGATATCCAGATATAGATTACCATTTTGTGCAGTTTTCTTTGGCTGGTTATTACGGAAATAAAGCAGAAACGCAAAAGCTTATGCATGCGAAACAACACCACATTGACTTAGTTTCTAATTACAACTCTATCTTTAAGTCCAAAGTTCTTGTTCCATTTGCTAGTTTTATTTATTTTTGTAGGCCATACAACACTTTCCTTAATGATTGGGCTGTTACAATGGATGATCTTGACAAAGAATATCAAATTGTTTTTTTTGGAGATGAAGTACTTACATCTAAAGAACATTTTAATCGTTCTGCTACCAATAGAGATAGGTGGAAAGAAGTGTTTGCTAGTAAGCGAGATTTGTTCGAGCCAGAAAGGGTGCCTAAGGATTTAATAAAACAAGCCGCACAAAGGTATTTGGACTCAATACCACCAGGGATTCAGTGTCCACCTTCAACTTCTTTTTCATTTTTCGATGAAAAAGAAAATCTTTTTATAGATTTTAAAAATAAAAGAGCGGATTTCACTTCATCCAGCGTAAATTTAGCGGGAGTGCTTACGACTTATGATATGCTCTTATTTTTTAAAAATCCATGGGGTGCTGATACACTAAACATTACCTCCTGCTTTGAGGTGAGAGATGAAAAACTATGGAAACAAAATTTAATATTTAAGGATACCCAATATGTTAGGTAACGTAGAGGTTTTAGAATTTAGATTTCTAGATGTAAAAGATGAAGCTGATATAAATACATATTCTGACGAATATGCTTGGTCTAGACCATACGAGTATAATCTCGCTTCTAAGTTTTTGGATAACCAATTAAAAGTAGGAAGTTCGATTCACAATAGTGCTTGGGGGTTTGAGGGAGTTCATATAGATTTTAGGAACACCCTAGACAAAAAATATAGATGCACTCACTCAGATATTGTAAAAAATAAATATAATTTAGAGACTTACTATTATAACCTTTTCAATAGAGATCCTAAATTAATTGAAAATTTTGATTGCGTATTAAACATTTCTGTGTTAGAACATTTACCCGGAGGGTTTAATAGCACAGAAATGGTTTTGGAAAATCTTTTAGAACAGGCTAAAGTAGGTGGATTATTGCTTTGCACCTTCGATTACCCAATAGTAAACCTAAAAAAATTAGAAAGCCTTTTAGGGTGTAAGTGTATCGACGCCGAGAACAGGCTTAGTGGGGCAAACTCAGTGGTGAAGAACAATACTTATGAAAACCTAAACATAGTGTTTTTAGCTCTTAGGAGGCTATCTTGATACTAAAAACTGAAGATTTTAGAGAAGATTTAGATCTCTTAATTAATAATATTGGAAAAAATAATTTTGCTTTTACTAGATTTGGTGATGGTGAAATGATGATTATCAATAATCAATTTATTGACCTTCTCGACAAAAATACTGGAGAATTTAAGTATGACCCGAGCGATGCTTCCTATCAGCTAAGCCAGTCTTTGTTGTCAAAATCCTTTTCTTTTGAAAAAGAAAATTATTTTGTTGGTTTGCCTTGCCCTTGTTGTGTTGGATGGCCTAAACATTTATTTATGATTAAAGCTTGTGGTCTCCCCAAGAGAAGCATTACCTGGGCAAATCTGTTTGTTAATTCAAACTATAGATACTTTATAGAAAAACTGCCAGAAGTTTTTAAAGACAAAAAAGTGCATTTAATTTCCAATGAGAACTCTACTGTATCAGAAATGCCTTTTCAAATATATAGACATTATAAGGTTGGTAGAGATGCTTGGAAAAATGATTTACAAATTATTGAATACATAAAGCAAGAAATAACAATCAATAATTACGAAAATCATATTTTTTTATTTTGCGCTGGACCTTTAAGTAACATTGCATGTTGCGAGCTATTTGACTTTAATGAAAAAAATACCTTTATAGACTGTGGATCGATATTCGATCCGTATTTAGGACTGGGTCAAACAAGAGATTATCTAAAAGGAGGATTTGATGCAAGAAAGAAATGCTTATGGTAATATAGTTATTCCACCATTTAATTATACCACGGCTGAAGACACAGCTTGTGAATTTTTGAAAGGTGTCAAAATTAAAAATTTTATTAATGTTGGGTTTCATGGATGGTCGGATATAAGAAAACATTGGTGGATCAACATATGTAATTTTAATGGGATTGAGTGGAAGATAGTAGAAGTATATAAGCCAAATGTTGACAATGCGATATCTGAAGGATGCCCACAGTCTAATATCATTAATTTAAATATTAAACATGTTAGCGACCTGCCAGATGCAGACTGTCTCATGTTCTGGCACGGTCCAGAACATATGGAAAAAGATGAATTTTTACAGATATTGCCTCTGTTAGAAGATAAGTACCGCATGTTGTTATTTGGCATGCCTCTTGGACCAGAGCCTCAGGGGGAAGCATACGGAAACCCATTTGAGAAACACGTATCCTCTTGGCAAGAATACGAATGGAGAGAGTTAGGTTATGAAGTGAGAGTGGTCTATAAAAATAGATCGTGGCCACATATAACAGCATGGAAAATTAATGAAGGAGAAGAATAATGAGTGAAGATAAGAACATGCACCTTAGCGATCAGGCCATGGGTGCTCTAATGATGGCTCTACAGAAGTCCCTTTTAGAACAATCTGATATAGTGCCCGTCCTAAAGGGCTTCAAGTTCCGACTTAGCGAGACTGGCTTGATGGTAATGAATCCACCAACAGTCAAACTAAATCAGGATTTTGATGATGCCGAAGTATAGTTATAGTTGCTCTGCTTGTGGAAACGAGTTTGAAACATATCATTCTATGTTTGAGACTATAGATCGGTGCATCATTTGTGAAGCATTTGATATATCTAGAAAGCCTAGTTCTTTCTTTGCTTCCACGAGTCCAAACAAGGCAGGAGCGCTTGTTAAACAGCACATTGAAGAGGCAAAGAGAGAAGTAAAAGAGGAAAAAGAAAAGCTAACGAAGGAGTATCATGATTGAAATTGCATTAGCACTGTCTTTGGCAGTAAATATTTTTATGCTTTGGTACACTAGAAATACTTTGTCAAGCTTATTTTATATTTCTGAGAACATCGGTTCTTTATACGAGATAATCGCAGACTTTGGCGTCCACTTGAAGGCTGTCTATGAACTTGAAAGGTTCTATGGCGACCCAACATTAACAAACCTTCTCGAACACGCAAATGCAGTTCGAGAAGAAATTGAAGTCTATGAAGAGATTCTTTTGCTCTCTGAGCCGCCTGAAACAGAGGAGGAAGAACTAGATGACAGTCAAGAGACGCAAGAGAACTAAGAGAAAGTATTTCACACAAGTCCATGAAGACGCAATAATACAATACAATAAATCAAATTGCATGAAAGAAAGAGCAGAGCTGTATGAGAACTACATACAGCCAGCTTTCAATGAAATGGTGGACAAGATAGTATTTACGTATAAGTTTAACAATCTTCCAAACATTGAACAGCTTAGAGAAGACTGCAAAATACATCTTACCACCATCTTATGTAAGTACAAGCCCGAGACAGGCTCGAAAGCCTTCTCGTACTTCAGTGTCATAACTAAAAATTGGTTCATACACAAGGTTAAGAAAACCAATAAAAGAAACAAGAGAGAGGTTAATATAGACGATCTGTCTGCAGAATCTTTGCTTGAACATGTCTCAGTATATAATGAGTATGACAACGAAAGGCAAAAACAAGAATTCTGGGAACTTCTATGGTCAGAGATAAGTACCTGGGAAGACATGAAGCTGAAAGAAAACGAGCAAAAGGTTCTGCAAGCTATAAAGATCTTGCTAAATGATAAAGACAATCCTGAATTAATTTTCAACAAAAAGGCTATTTATTTATACATAAGAGAAATAACTGGTCTAAACACAAAGCAAGTTGTCAACAACCTGCAAAAGTTGAGATCAAAATACAGAACATTTCGCTACCGATGGGAAGAGGGGCAGCTTTGAAGAAACTAGACCATTACCTAAACCAAGCTATAGCAAACATAGAAGACGACAGGAAGATCACCAGAGAGCTTCTGGACGATGTAGTGCGCTACTTGAGCAAGGATGAGTCTAGGCATAGGGAGGTCGGCCTGACGGCTTCTAAGTACGTAGAAACGCTTCAGAGAAGCAATGAGCAATTGGTGAAGGTTGCTACACTGATCCAAAAGAACAGCAATGGCTCTGTGGCGCTGACAAGTCAAGACAAGGAAGAGCTTTTTGACATGATTAAGGAGAACAATTAATGTCTTCTTTGAAAGATATATTGTTAGCCAAAAGTCCTGGGGACTTAAACAGCCTTGACTATGAATTATTTTCTACAAAAATATCTAGGTATGATGGTCCGTTTGCTTCACTGAGGGCGGCCAGAGACGTAGTTCTTGAAAACGAAGGAGATATAAAACTAAACGGACCTTATAAGGCAATATGCTTGTGGGCTGGGGAAGACCCTGTGGCCGAAGTTCCGTTTCTAAAGGGTGTCGAATTCTCTGATAACAGTGGCCCTAGGCCCGACAACCTTACTAGAGTTATAGCTAGGATACCTGAGCTTCATTCAAGTTTACCTAAGCCAGTCATAATGGATCGGACTGGTGTCGAATGTCGTCAACTAAGGGATTTAGCAATCTTAATGCACCCAGTTTTTTATTCTTTTACGGCAGTAAAGCCAGAAGTTGGTAATATAGTTGAAGTTGATTTTGTATCCAATGCTGACAGAAGTTATGGAGTTTATCTTGGCATAGTAGACCCAGAGGCCAGGCCTCAAGAACCAGATACAGCCACAGCAAAAAGTCTATTTGATAACAGTACGCCTGATGAAGTAGATATACTCTTTGCGGAAGATCAAGTACAACAGAGTTTACCGAGGGGCGAAAATGGCCAATGAAAAGCTAAGAGCGTTTGGGCCCACCACTCTCCAGAGAGTAAAGGGAGAGCAGTGGGGGTACGATGCGGTTAAGCAAACCGAAAGGGAATCTTTAGATCAGGACTTAATCGCTAGAAGAAATTCTGGAGAAAAGATTCTTCTAGAAGGTGAGGACTGCGGGAGTTTAGTCGAGCCTTTGCCAAAGTACCAAAAGGCTGGTTGTGAAATTGTACATCCTAAAGACGCTTCTCACCTTTGGGGAAGACACAGGATAGTGTTTGGTAGAGACCGCCACACAAGAGAAAACGAAGGCTACGGTGGGCTTGGTGCCACAACTGCTGGTTCGATAGACATTGTAGTTGGAAGTCAAGGCTCTAAGCCTAACCCTAGAAACAGCGTAGGTCCAAACTTTTATGGTGATGCTGCTAGGATTTATGTTTCGCAAAGAGCAGACATAGATAGATACTTCTCATTACCTATTGACGAAAGTGTTGGAATAAAGGATTCTATCAATAGATCCGCCATAGGTATGAAGGCTGATTCGATTAGGATTATAGGAAGAGAGGGTATTCGCCTAGTAACGAATGCCAGAACCGGCAACAGCACGCCACAGGAATTTAATTCTAGAGGCGAAAAGATAGAAAGCGACGGACCAGACAGAGGCATACACCTGATAGCTCACGAAAGAGTTGGTACGTATCAGGCGATAGATCCCCACCTATTTAGGCCAACCCCTTCTTTCCTGGTAGACCAGGGCTTGCCAGCATCGCTGAGAATCCACAGACTACAGCCCCTTGTAAAGGGACATAACCTGTCTTTGTGCATAGAGGAAATAGTAGACATGATAGCAGATCTCGCAATCGCAGTCGAAAACTTTAGCCAAGCACAAATGCAATTCAATACAAGACTTGCTTTTCATACTCACCCAACCACAGGTGGAGTGGCGTTTCCTGATACTGGAAACATTACAGGATGGGCTCAAGCCACTATATCGCAGCTAAAAGATCATGTGTTTACACTTGGAACATTTGGCTACAAAATTAATACTTGGTTTAAGCTCAACTATCTCTCAAACACTTCCCCTGTTAGTTTCTTATCAAGATACAATAAGACAAATTAGGATTAATATTTTATGTCGATATATGATGATTTAGAAAATTCAGTACTAGAAGTGGTTAGGCTTATTGAAGAAGAATCTAACATTTCAGGCATGTTTTTGGGAACTCCAGTTGGGTTTGAGTTGCCTAGTGGTCTTTTTTTAGACGATGGAATATCGTTCTCTGTTTATTATGATGATGGAACTTATTACGGACCAGACACCTTCTTGTCGGGAGAAGGGTATCCGATAGAGCCGCCAGTTATTGGCTGCACAGACAAAAGTGCCATAAACTATGACCCTTCTGCTACACATGATTGTTCTGGTGTTGCCACCACTTTATCTTATAAAAGTTTTATCCTGTTGTTGGAGTGGGCCACAATACTAAATAATAATATAAGCAATGAAGCAACATTTCTAGAAAGCTTGGCTGCTAGCGGACTTGCCTACGAAGATTTAATTTTTGATAGTTTAGGCGATAAACTTATGTTTGCAGGACAAACTGCGAACATAATAAACATTATTAAAGACAACGACCTAAACATCCCGCCAGAGGAGGGAGATCCAGATTTATCCTGCTGTGTATATGACCAAGGTACAATACCCCAGGATGACGACCCCGGTCCTAGCGACGGAGGGGACCCTACTCCTCCAAGAGGCGTAAGTTCCGCCAAGTGTGAAGATGAAGTTGTCGAAGATATAGTAGTAGAGACTTACCAGACGTGTTTCCCGAATCCAAATGCCATAGTTCCTGTCTGGTACGACCAGCCAGAAGGCCAGGCCTTTTTGAACGAAAAGACTTGCGAATATTCAATAGTAGTCTATGCAGACCCACCGGATTGTAGCGAAGAGTACATTAATTCATTCATTAATCCAGCAGTCCAACAGATGTTAGATTTCTATAATAAAGAATCTTCTGTAACCTTTACCAACCCAGCTAACGATAGAGAGCTAGAGTCAACTTCACTAAGGTCGTTAACAGAAGGCGTTAACAGTCAGTTTTACCTAGAGGGGCTACAATTTGCTGGAACAGCTAGAGTAAAGGACTTCTATATACCACCCAGGCCTCTTGCAAAAACAAGAATATTAGTAACGGTATCAGCGGAAGAATTTAACAGAATCCCCGAGAAAGATCCACTTCTAGTAGAGTTTACAGATATTTCAAAAAATGAACTTGGAGAAGGCCCATCGTTTGTTATGCTCTCAACCAAAGATATGGTTAGAGTTTTTGACATAGTTGCAAGAAGTTTCCGTTATTTTGAGCTACCATATGTTGAGTGGGGAGTCGCAAACGGGAAAACAATAAAGGGCCTTAACTTCGTAAAGGACGCAGACAGAATTGAGAAGTTCTATGGAGACTTAAAGGGATTAGTGGAGGAAAGCTACGACTCCATATTTGAGTTGTCTTTCGTAAGGATAGATTTTGACGATTCCTACAAGATAACATCAGTCCAGGCAATTGATAGACTTGGAGCTTCCGAGTCTTTGCAGAAATCCTTCTCCACCTTTTTGGAAAAGCCAATACCAAGTAATCCAACAATAATGGCCTACGTATCAAGGCTTCCCGACATCAGAGACGACTTAATTTCAAGAACACCTCTTGACTGGTATGAGATACTAGAAAAGTATAGGGTGCCAACCATAGAAGAAGTTTATGCAAGTGACCTATCTTCTCCAATTGGAGAGGAGTTTAGCGGGCTAAAGGTTTTATCAGATGCTGCGTGCGCGGAAGGCTCAGATAGTTTTGAGCCAAAGAAGAATGCTGGGGAGTGGCTAGGCGCAGAGGCCAAGTCCTTAGCGCAAGCTTTGTACAACAAGTTGTCTCAAAATCCCTGTGCGATTATCGACTCTAGAATTTTAGAATCGCAAACAAGAGTCGATACTGTGATGGAAGTTGTTGACATGTCACTGAAGGAATACCTTGCAAGCGACCGCATTATCAACGACTTGCCCGTCATGCTTGCAAATGCTGCGTTTAAAGAATCTAGTTTTAATGATATAACTAACTTATATCAATCAATGCTTGACAACCTCGGCTACTGCGGGTGGTTGGATCTGATCAAAGCAGTTCTAGATTGTGTCCTTAACGCACTTGGCTATGAAGATTCTATTGGAATTATTGTCGGCGCAGCTGTAAGAGGCATGAGCAAAGAAGAATTTGCTAAGTTTTTAGCAAACCTGCCTCCTGAGTTGATCGAGATTATAAGAGCCGCAGTTTCAGAATCCGCTCCACAGCTACTACCATTTTTAAGTGGGTTTGTCCAGGTAGAAATAGTTGACGGAGAAGGGATTGTTGTTGACCCAGTATATGACAGGGATTTAGCCTACAGTTATTCTAGTGAAGGGACATATGTTGGCACAACAAGAGCTTTAGGGGAAAAAGGTCCGTGGTTCGAGGCTCCAAGCGGTCAGCCATCCCCGTCCGCTCAAGACTATGCAACTTTGCAGAATGTAGTTTATGATTTAATTGTCGATGATTTGTTGAATATTGATATTCTTCTAGAAAAACTAGAGGCGCTGCCAGGAGCGGCAATTGCTATATCGGTTATCAACAAGGTAGACAAATTCTGTATTGCGACTCCAAAATTCTATCCACCACTAAGGGACTTTATAAGATTACCTGGGATTAGTGTGGACTTGTGCGCTATCGGAGAAGGGTCGGTTGTGAGAGTTTTCCCAGGATCAGTAGAGGTTCCTAAACTAACCTTGCCTGGTATCGGCCAAACTCTCTTGCGCTCCCTTTCAAAACTGGCCTTACAAATACTAAAACTAGCCTTAATACTTGTTTTAAGAAGATTGTTAGAAATAATATTTGAGGAAGCTTGTAAAAACAGGACGCCAGGAGATCCGCTCGGTCTTAGAGAAGCCTTGAGAAGTAGGTGTGGAAACGAGATATCAGATGATGATATTAACAGAGCAGCAGCAGACATACTAAACTCTAACATAGGTTGCGTTGAAGATCCAGCTGCACTGGGCAGGTTTGTCGACAATGTGTCTTCTGTAATTACGGAGTGTGAATTTGTTGACTTAGTAAACGGCGTAGCAAGTCAGAATGTTTATGATTTAATTATACAAATAATGAAGGTTGACCCCATCACCCTGCCATTGGTTGAGTGCATAGGAGACCAGGAATCTTTGACCTCGTTCTTCAAGTCTATAGGGGCGCTGGTAGATATAGAATCCCTTTGTATTGTAAACCCACAAGATCTGCCATTCGGACAATCTGTGTGCGAAGACTTGACACTTCTAGACCTGTTTAGAGATACGAGAGCACAGGCCCTTAGAGATAAGGGAGTTGATGAGGAGTGCATCAACGATCAATTGTGTAGACTAAGGGATCGTACTCTTAATGACTTAGAAGAGCTAATGGATCTGCTCCATGGTGGCATTGATAATATTCTACCTGACCTGATCAAAGATCCTGACTCTGGTAAGGAAGGTCTCTTGCCTCCGCTTCCACCAGCGACAGAAGAGTTTGCTAACTCAATGTTTAACTCGCTCATGGATGGTGTGGAAGCACAGTTTGCCGAAGATATAATTGGTAGAAGAGGCTTTATCAATATGTGCCTAGCAGATTCTAGAGGAAGAGGGTACATTCAGCATCTCAACTTCCAAAAGATGTTTGGTCCAAAAACATTTAACATATATGGCTCAAGGGGAACGCGAACTTATCCCCCTAGAGATGAGTGGGGGCCGGGAGCCGAAAAAAGTAGTCTTGAAGACCACAACAGCTGGGTGACTGGTCCAATAAAATACACTGAGGACGCTTCAAAATTTATATGGCTGCCTTATTTGTTTAACCCTCTAAGCTCAAACGGCGAACAACTTGATGAAGAAAACGACGAAGGATCTGACGTTAATAATGAAGGCACATGGAAGGGCAGGCCCCCAGCCATAGGAGGTCTACCCGACAAGGTGTCTGGGTATCTCCAAGAAGACCTAGAATCATACGGTGTTATATTTAGCGAGCTTGGAAGCTATATCTTTGAAAAGCAGTGGACAGATTACAACACGGAAGATAGAGATGATTTACAGTTTATATTTAAGTATGATTATAGAAGCCAAATTCCTTTGGGCAGAACGCCATACGACTATAGCGGATACAGAGTTTCCGTAGAGCTTCTGTTAGACAAGAAAGATGGAGACAAGAAGATAGTATATGTGGCAGATGATCCCATATTACCCGAAGTTTCCGATTACATCCAGTTTAATTTGCATAGAAATAACTCCGATGAGCCTCCTAACCATTGGGCTCGGTTTATGTATAGTAAGATAGAGAGAGTGCTAGACCCAGATGACGGACGGCATATCCTAACTTCTAGAGACACTTTTGAAAATACATTTAAGTCTGTGTTTAGAGCGAACATCTTTAGAAACGCTAGTGAAGGGTTTGTCAACATGATAGCCAAGGATATATCAAAAAACACAATTTTTGATTATGGTTATAACAGAGAGTCAGTCCCAGAAGTGGTCTTCTTCCACTTAGAAGAAGGAGGCGAGTACGAAGGGGACTTAGCAGGAGCTTTGGCAAGGTACGGAGGCTCAGAAGGTAATCCTCCATTCTATATTAAGGAGCCACCCTCCACCGGATTCCTAAAGGTGTCCAAGGCTATATTGCCTGAAATCAAGTTATGTGATGAAGACAATCCTTTGGATAGAGTAACTTTCCCGAACTACAAAGATTTGACTGACTTGAGTAGCCAGATTATCTCCAAAGTAAAGGACGATAGAAGGCTTCTGGCTTGCAACGGCAACATACTAAAAGTCATAGAGCCTCCATTTGACAGAGCACTGCCAGCAGCCACTAAGGCACTTAATGAATCCATAATTTTTGCAACGATTAGGACCTACATAGTGGAGTTCATGTTAAAGTCTCTGCCTGTTTTTACTTTCATGAAGCCTAGGTATCCAGACAACTATACAAACCTAATAACAGAATATATTGTACAAGACATGGAACTCGGACTACAAAACACAGGAAGAGGATTTAGGTTTGTTAGAAACTGGCAAGAATATTACTGGCTCTTCTTGGAGCAAGTAGTGCAGTCATATAGCACCAAGCTAAAGAAGGGCATCATAGACAGAAACACTGCTCCGCAGTCAGAGCTAGATGCCTTAGCATCTATTAAAGCAACTGTAGAAAGAAACTGGTCTTACAAGAGAAACGCGACAGATCCAAAGAAGTCAAGACAAGACAAAAAGGAAGCTTGGGAGAAGGTGTTCCTTATCGACTCTGTTGTGTCAGACGCCAAGGTAATACTACGAAGGTATGTTGGGGAAGAGTTCAATAGGATGATACCAATCTTAGAAGAAACCTTGCCTAAACTAGCGGCCACAGTTCATGATGTGAATAAGCCAGGGTTATACCCGATAGATAACAAGGACGATTTAATTCTGCTGTCTGAACCCAGGCCAAAGCCATATTCAACTCTCCCAGGTGTTTATGAAGTTCCATACGTTGCAGGTGCTGTCAATAGGGAAGAGGCAGGGCCAGTTGACGTTCCGCCAATCTCCTTTATTGGCGCGGTGGGAACTCATCCACTAGATTTGCTAAGTGGCATTCCTTTTGCAGATAGAAACTGGCCTTTTGTCTTAGAAAGATATATTAAGGTAAACAACATAGGCCCCTCTAGTCACGGTCTTGGTACAATAATAAATATTTATGATTGGGAGGAGTATGTAGCCAGGACTGGCATATCAGAAATACCGCCAGACGGTAGCTGGGAGTTTGGTATGAGACTTTCTTTTGTGCCGTCAGGAGGAGACGTTTTTGACACCAAGATGAGATCCGAAGAATTTTCTACTGTTGAGGATATGAGTGATTATATTATTCCTGGCGTTGACTTCTCCGAAAAGGCTTACACAGAGACTTATAAGTATCTAATACCCATGGTTGGCGTTGAGGTTCCTATCATACCTGATGCTCCGGGGCAACTATACACAGCAGGTCTTTACAGTGACTATGTTCAGCCTTTACTTTGTAAGCTGGTGGAGGAGCCAGAATACAAGCTAATATATACACACATTTTCCCAATAGCAAGGTATACATCTTTCTTAGGGGTGTACGTAGCTAATACTTTTGTCCCTTCAATCGGGCAACTTAGCGATGGTTGGGCCTCTACCGTGGGTCAACAAAAGAAGGGAGGGGGACAGTGGCTAGGATTTAGTGCTGGAATGCACACCTGGAGAGGGAAAGAGGGACTTAACAGCAGTTACGAAAAAACAAAAAAGCTTTTGAGGCAGATTCTTGAGGCTTCTTGTAACACAAACTATTTATATAACGATAGAGAAGACGAAACATCACAGGAAAATTTTGTTAGAGTAAACAGCAGCGCTAACGATTTTGATCCAAACCTCAAGTGGTGGCAATGGAGTTCTTTAAGGCCAGCGCCCTGCAAAGATAAGGAGTAGTAAATGTCAGGTTTTTCGCCAAAGCTTCCTTTAACCCTAGACCCAGATGATGGCTATACCTTGACCAAAAGTCTTAAAGAATTAACGCACCAAAACTTCAAAATGCTAGTTCTTACAAACCCCGGAGAGAGAGTCATGGACCCGGAGTTTGGCGTTGGGATACTTTCATACCATTTTGAGAACAACAACCTACTCATCCAGGGCAGGATAGAGTCTAGAATCCAAGAGCAAGTCTCTAAGTACATGCCTCACATAAACTTAGAGCTAATAGAATTCAACTCTATAAATGAAAACAAGGACACGTCTGAGAATTTTCTAGGAATTTCTATATACTACAACGTTACCGGCATCAATATCAAAGATGTTTTGCAAATTCCAATAAACTAACAAGAACACTATTTAATAAAGAAGTTGGAGAACCGCTGGATGTCCTATAGGAAATCGCCAATAAAGTATACAAGTAGAGATTTTGATTCCATAAAAAGAGATCTCATAGAGCACGCAAAGAGATATTATCCTGACACTTACCGGGATTTTAACGAAGCTTCATTCGGCTCCTTGATGCTTGACACTGTTTCGTACATTGGTGATATCCTTTCTTTTTATGTAGACTACCAGGTGAACGAGTCGTTTTTTGACTCCGCTATAGAATACAACAATATTATTAGATTAAGCCGACAAATGGGCTACAAGTATAAAGCAAACCCATCCTCGTATGGAGAGGTTGCTATATACGCTATCATACCTGCAAGCACCACTGGGCTGGGTCCGGATTCTGCTTACATGCCGACTCTTAGAAGAGGCACAGAATTATCATCAACATCCGGTAACACTTTTATCTTAGACGAAGATGTAAAGTTCAACGACCCATCAAACGAAACAGTTGTTGCTAGGGTTGATTCTACGACTGGCTTGCCAACATCATATGCAGTTAGAGCTTATGGAAGAATTGTATCAGGCTTATTCGGGGTAGAGAGTATAACAGCAGGCTCTTTTGAGCGATTCAAGAGAATTAAGCTTGCCTCTAACAGCATAACTGAGATCATATCTGTTGTAGATACAGAGGGGAATAAGTATTTTGAAGTTGAACATCTGTCACAAAACACAGTTTACAAGGAAGTTGTGAACAAGGGAGATAACTCAGATACTGTCCCGTCTCTTATACGGCCAATGATTGTTCCAAGAAGGTTTGTTGTAGAAAGAGAGCAAAATGAAATATACTTACAGTTTGGTTATGGCAGCGACACAGAGATCTCTACACCTTCTGTAGCCGATCCAAAAAATGTAGTAATAGACTTTAATGGCAGAGATTACGTTACAGATAAGTCTTTTGATCCGTATCGATTACTGCAATCTGATAAGTTTGGCATCGCTCCATCTAACACAACTCTCACAATAACTTACAGGACAAACACAGCAACAAACGTAAATGCTGCTGCTGGATCTGTCACCAGGGTTGTCCGACCACTTATTGAGTTTGAAGATCGATCCTTGTTGCTAGAGTCTAGCATTAGTGATATTGTAGGTTCGCTTGAGTCGTTTAACGAAGAGCCAATCAATGGCGATACCACCCTGCCATCAGCTGACGAAATCAGAAGAAGAACGATTGACTATTTTGCAACACAAAATAGAGCAGTGACACAACTTGATTACGAATCCCTAGTGTACTCCATGCCAGATAACTTTGGCTCCGTGAAGAGGTGTAGGATCATTCGAGATCCAGATTCTCTTAGAAGAAACCTAAACCTTTATGTGCTATCCGAAGACTCTGCTGGTAAGCTGACCGCTACAAACTCCACAATCAAAGAAAATATTAAAGTTTGGCTCAATAGAAACAAGATGATCAGTGATACGATTGACATTCTAGATGCAAAGATAGTAAACATCGGAATAGAGTTTGAAGTCATAGCAGACGAGGAATCTAACAGGTTCCAGTTGTTGTCTGAGTGCGTCAGCACTGTTAAGAATATTTTTGTAACAACCCCGTTTATTGGAGAGCCGCTTTATCTAACAGATATTTATAGTGCACTAAATAAGGTAGACGGAGTAGTTGACACAAAGAGGGTTGAGATAACTAGAAAGCTAGGGTCGAACTATTCGACAACAAAGTTTGACTTAGAGGAGGCCCTATCAGCAGACGGAAGATATTTGTCTGTACCGCAAAATGTTGCTTTGGAAATCAAGTTTCCAGATACTGACATCAAGGGAGCAATTTCATAATGGCTATAAAAAGATACTTTGCTTCAAAAGATAATACAATTACGAACGCCTTAAAGACAGACTTGTCCACCAGGGCCACAGAGTCTAACATGGGTTTGGCTGACGTGCTGGAAGTTTTTTCAATTTACGGCCAAGCGTCTTCATCATCCGGACTAACGTCAGAGCTTTCTAGAGTTCTTCTAGAGTTTGATGTATCAGACTTGTCAGCCGACAGAACCTCAGGCGATCTGCCAGCTAGTGGGAGTGTGAGTTTTTACCTAAAGATGTTCAACGCCAGGCATGGCCAGACCTTGCCTAAAAACTTCTATATGGAAGTTAAGGCAGTGACGGGATCCACAGCATGGGAAGAGGGCTATGGCCTTGATATGGAAGGATACACCGATACTGCTGTCAATGGGACAGGATCAACCTGGCTTAGTGCCTCGTCTGCAGATGCAGACGGCTGGACTACAACTGGTGGAGATTATTCAAACCCAGATACCGACACTTCTTCATCCTTCAGCCAGTATTTTGATTCTGGTGTTGAGGACTTAGAAATAGATATTACCACTCTAGTTGAGCAGTGGATTAACAGTGCTGGCAATGTTCTTGGATCTAAGACAAACTATGGCGTGGGAGTGATGCTTTCCTCTAGCCACGAAACAGAGTCCAGATCGTTTTATACAAAAAAGTTTTTTGCCCGTAGTTCAGAGTTTTTCTTTAAGAGGCCTGTCCTAGAAGCGCGTTGGGATTCAAGGGACCTTGATAACAGAGGCAATTTCATTTACTCAAGTTCGCTCGCTACGGCAGACGAAAATTTAAATAAAATTTATCTATACAACTACTTCAGAGGGCAACTAAGGAATATCCCTAGTATTGGGACAGGCAATATCTACGTAAGCTTTTTCTCTGGATCTGCGGACGACTCGGCTCCATCAGGGAGCGCTCTTGAGCTTGTGATTGACGGCACTCACGTTACCGACAACAGCCGTAATAGGGTTGTGACGGGCTCTTACTCGTCAACCGGAATCTACACTGCCAGCGTGGCACTAACAGCCGCCTCAGCACCCTTAGATACAGTCTATGACGTATGGTTTAGTGGAAGCACTTCTATTTCCGACGCTGCAGGAGCATCGGTGCAATTCCACACTGGAACCATAACTCCTTCGACAGTCGATTCTTATGAGGTAGCACCTTCCGACAAGTATGCGACAAACATAACTAACTTAAAGAAGGTCTACGGAAGGACTGAGACTGCTAGATTTAGAGTCTTCACCAGACAAAAGGATTGGTGCCCGACTATTTATACAGTAGCCTCTAGAGCGGCAGAGGCTAACCATATCGAAAGCGGGTCGTATAAGGTGTTCAGGGTCATAGATGAATTGGATGTGGTTCCATATGGCACGGGCAGTGACCTGCATACAGCCATGAGTTACGATTTGTCTGGAAACTACTTTGATCTTGACATGTCCATGCTAGAAGCAGGCTTTATGTATGGAATAAAGTTTACTTATTACAACAATTCGATAAATGACTGGGTTGAGCAGCCAGAAATATTTAAGTTTAGGGTTGAAGAATGAGCAGCAAAAGTCTTTTTGACAAGGGCAAGTCCTACAAAGTATTGCCATCTGTAGATCCTGACACCCTTGGTCTGGATGCGGAATCTCATCGCAACATAGAGGCCAGGGTAGAAGAGAAAAATAGATTTATACCAAATTTAGATTTTTCAGATGCGTCGAACTTTGTTCACTACGGATCAGCAAAGAAGTATTATGAGTCTGCGTTTGACAGAATTACAAATGAATATCCGTATGACGGCTCTAGTGCAGAAAAGACAGAATTCTTAAATGAATCTTCTTATCTTGACCTTTATGTTTTAGAGAACGAGTATCCGACAACCACAGGCTACGCAATAATCTCATCAGACCAGTGGGGCTCTAACGATGGCTTCCTGGGAACGGGAGCAGGTGCAGAGAACGCCTGGGGCAAGACAAACGATCTAGAGTACATCAAGGTGTTTGGCGGCCCTCACACGGCCTCTAACGGAATGGAAGGCAAGCCCATCCATTCAGAATTTAGTGCGTCGAATATATACGATGCGGACATTTACGACACAGAAGGAGTCCTATCTCTTGGGAGAGAAGGGTCTAGAGAGTCAAACTTAAAATTTAAGGTATCTACTGGCGTAACTACAGAGTTCTGGGTCAAGAAGGGTGCATGGCTTGGGTCTTCACTTACCGATAAAGAAGTAATCTTTGACCTGTGGAATGGAGAAGCTTCTTCAAGTTCTGGATATGGTAGACTTCTTATCTACCTTACCGGAAGTTCTGATGGGCAAAATCCAATAAGAGCACACTTAGCATCTGGTTCTAACGTATGGGACATATCCTACGGGGGGTCGACTGTACTGACATCCTCTCTAGAGGATACTTGGAATCACATCGCTCTGACATTCTATTCTGGCTCCTCGCAACTTGAGTCCAACTTTTACTTAAACGGAAATCTACAGGAGTCTAAGACGAACACTTCTCTAACTTCGTTTGGAGAAGTTACTGGATCTTTAATCGCCTTTGTCGGAGCGCTCCAGACAACGCCTTCTGGCAACGTGTACACTGGCGGCGCAGGCGCAGGCGCTGCAAAGTTGTCTGCATCTATTGACGAGTTTAGATACTGGAAGGCTGTAAAGACGCATGAAGAGGTAGGTAAGAACTATTTTAGGCACGTTGATGGCGGCACAAATACAGATATATCCAACACTGAGCTTGGTGTATACTTCAAGTTTAATGAAGGGATCACAACCGATACAGAGACAGACTCAATTGTCCTAGATTATTCTGGAAGAATAAGCAATGGGTCGTGGGTAGGATACCCAGGCAGTGCGGCTAGAAACACCGGTTCGGCCATGGTTTCTGCAAGCGCTGCAGATTTTGAAAAAGAAGATCCAATTATCTATGGCATACATCCTGATGTTTCGTCAAGCAGAAGCAGCCTCTCAATAAGCGGATCTGCCTACGACTATCAGAACAACTCTTCTCTATACTACTCTTTACCAACTTGGGTTATTGAAGAAGATGATGAGAAGGGTGAGATATTAAATCTTACACAGATACTGGCTAGCTACCTTGATACTTTGCACACGCAAATATCAGAGATGCCAAGACTAAAAGATGTAAACTACGTAAGTTCTAGCCAAAAGCCCTACCCCTTTTCGAGTAGGCTTCTGGAATCAAATGGCATGTTTGCGCCTGAAATATTTGTTGATGCCTCCGTGCTGGAGCAGATAAGACAGCAAAGTGAAACAGAATTTTATGAAAAAGATTTATCTGAAGTTAAGAACCTTATATATCAGAACATCTACAACAACCTGGTTTACATTTACAAGTCAAAGGGCACAGAAAAGTCTTTTAGAAACATAATTCGCTGCTATGGAGTTGATGACGATCTTATAAAGGTTAATGTTTATGGCAACAATGTAACCCATAAGTTGAGAGAAAACTATAAAAATTCTGTTGCCAAGAAGAGATACGCAGATTTCAGCAGACCAGCAAGATTTACAGCTACTGTAACCCATCAAACTTCCAGCGCAAATACAAACACTGTTGATGTGACGTATGTTACCGGTTCGTCAGCCTACCAGGCGAGAACTGCTGAGGTTGAAGTTCTTTTCCCAAGGAAGCCAAGCCAAAATGAAGAAAACTACTTTTCTACAACATTCCTAACTTCTTCTATAATGGGATGGCACAGAGTTAAAACATCAAACGATATCACAGACTTTACATACGGCTACAGCGCTGCTGCAGACAGGGCGCTACAGTTGTACGCGGTTAGGCCAAGCTCTGATAGTCGTGACGCATACTTCCTACTATCCAACAGAGCGGAGTCCATTAGTCTAACAAGCGACACTTTCCAAGACGTTTACGATGATACAAAGTGGAATTTTGCAATAAGAACTTACTTGTCCAAGGACTCCCAGGCAGACTACGTATCTGGGTCTTTTGGAACGTCTGGAGAGGCCGATATTATTGTTGAGCTTTTTGGCTGTAATGTTGAATTGGGAGTTGTGAAAAACCAATTTACAATCACAGGCAGCTTAGCTGCTTCTAGCACAAACAACGGATACATAACAAATCCTAGAAGATACTACGCTGGTGCTCGTAGGGAGAACCACACAGGCTCAGTTTTGTTCAATTCAGATGTTAAGCTTTCTTCTGTTAGGCACTGGGAATCGCTAATCGAAGACAGTGAAGTAATTTCTCACGCCAGGGACGCAGAGAACTTTGGTGTCTTGAGACCGCATGAGAGTGCTTTCCTATACAACAACAGTTTACTTGGAACTAGAGTTCCTAAGGCTGAGACGCTTTCGTTACACTGGAATTTTGATGATGTAAAAAGCTCCGACTCTAGTGGGGAGTTTTTAGTTAACGACTTTTCGTCGGGCTCTGTAGCCTTGAGGGAGAGATATCCTGGGACTTTTGGTGAGATTGTAGGAAACCAGTACACAGGTCGTGGATACTTCTTTGAATCAAATGCATCGTCGTCCATATCAGTTGAGTATATACAGACGGCGAAGCAGCAACCTCCGGAAGTTGTCACTAGCGATGATATGACAAATATAATGGAGTTTGATGACGAGACTTTCGAAAGAGACAGTAGAACAATAAATCATTTCTTTGCAGTTGAAAAGAGCATGTACCAAACAATCTCGGAAGAGATGTTAAACATGTTTAGCACAATTGTTGGATTTAATAACCTAATTGGAGAGCCTGTCAACAAGTACAGACATGAGTACAAGGACATGTCTAAGCTAAGAAACCTGTTCTTCGAAAATGTTGAAAACGTTCCAGACTTAGATAAGTACGTTGACTTTTATCGCTGGATTGATGCTTCGCTTTCCATAATTTTAAGACAGTTAATACCGGCGTCTGCCAACACATCAGAAGATATTAGAAACATGGTTGAAAGCCATGTTCTAGAGCGAAACAAGTACCAACATAAATTCCCAACCTTAGAACTAAAGCCAGGAGAAATAGTAGCTGGTATAAGGGGAGTGAACACGTTTGAGCCGGACGAACTGCCTAACTGGAGGTTTGCACACGCTCCTGTCTCGGATGATGAGGCAGATAATACGATATATTGGCAGTACACTGAAGCTACGCATCCTGTCTTATCCTCTAGTGATGCGGGGGTCAACAAAACAAGAGCCGCAATTATAGGCTCAAAAAGGGCGGCAAGGACTAGAAAGTTCAGTACCCCAGTTAAGATCACAAGCTTCTTAGAAGAGCAGGATCAAGTGTCAAGAGAGGGGACTGGTAGACGTACACTTCACGGTGGAATAAACTACCCTGTCGCAAAGAAACAAGATGCGTTTAGAAGTGTTCTAGATTTTGGAACATCTAACGGCTTCTTATTTGATAGCATTGAAAATGTTCTAGATATTAATGATGTTCTACACCCACAGCATAAAAAATATCAATACTTCAAGGAGTCCAATAACGAATTAAAGGGCGAGCTATACGCTCCTTTCAGGATTTTAAGTGGATCGGAAAGTGGTTATAACTCCAGTTTTTCCAACTTCCAGACCGTAAACCTGCACACAGACTCCTACCTAGATGGTGGAGAACTGCCGATTCAGGGTCCGTTTGCACAAAAGCATGTTGGTGGAATGGCGTCGAGACATACGCCCATCAATACAGGATCAGACGACATCACAAACAGAGCAGAGTCTTGGAGTTTGTCAACAACATCAACTAGCTTAACCTTTACGCACCCAGCTACTGCAAATCCTAGGGATATGATCTCTAGAAACGTTAAGGCAAAGAGGCCACTAAACTTAGAAAACATTAAGATTACCGGCAGCAGTGCTCTTGGCAACTACTCAAACATAAGAGAAGTTGTACTAGTTTCCGGCAGGGAAGGTGGCGATAGCCAATTTGTTAGGAACGAAGGAGTTTCTGTCACAAACCTGACTTCAGATTTGATCGACGGCATTGTCGATACTGAGGTTTCTTTCCTGACAAGCTCAGAGCATATGATAATCTCTAGATTCTCGGCACCTGGTGGTATTGATACTTCTCACGGCGGTTTAGACATAGAGACGACACAATTTAGTGTCTATAATGCACTTCCTTACCGTAACCTTTTGGTAAGGAAACCGTTAGTAACTCTTCTGTCTGCGTCCACATCCCAGTTTGGGTTTAGGCCAGGCGTCACAGCAACGGCTGCAGATTACTCAGGCGTAGCTAACTTCCATAAGATAAACAGGAATACACTGAGAAGGATAGAGTATAGTAATGAATTTGTTGGCGACTTAGGTACCGTAGCCACCGGCACAGTCAACGACAACTTCTTCATGACAAGGCCAATCCCACAAAGCGATCTACAATACCTTTGGATCACAAGCTCTTACGAGTCGACGGAGACTGGTGGCACAAGGACTAGTGGTAGAACTATGCTCGGCTATGCTCCTAGAGACTTTGAGGTCTCAACATCAGCTGGGTACGTGAATGCAATCACTTTCACAAGCGAGAGTCACGTAGCAGGAGATGTTGTCACTGATTTTGTTGGTCTAAATACCACTATTGTCGAGCCAGTTAGCGCATCAGAGCAAACTCTAGGGTATCCTTTAACTGTGGGCATTTCTTCTTACAACCCCTCCTCTTATGGTTCTTTAAGCGAAGGCAACGTTTTAAGTGCAATTTTGTCACACAGGGGCGACACCTTTGGGTACAATAGCTGGAGACAGCTAAGAGTGGGGGCTAACCCTGTTGCAAGAAAACTAAAAGAAACGCACAAGGTGTCTGTAATTTTTGATGACGTACAAAACTACACAAGCGATGGCAGAGTGCTAGAGGCGCAAAGGTACGGAAACTTCAAGCAGTTTAGAGAGTCCCCAGTTGTATCAAAGTACAAGCCGATAACACAAGTCACTAATGGAATAAAGATTAGTTCCACCTATGCAAATAATAGGTCCAACTTCTCAAATGCTGAGCTTGATGAACTATACCCAGAGACACAGACAACGCAGTTTTATGATAAGGTCAAAAATAATTACCAGGGATTTGTAAGTCTGCAGTACAGAGAAACCGTATACCCTTCAGAGGACAACTTCTACGACAATAGGGTTAGGCAGAGAGAAGGCTACACAATAGACTACTGGCACTCTGACAGACAGACAAGAACAGACAATAAGGCTGATAAGGTTAGTCTTGGAGGCAGAAGCTTGTACAGCGTCTGGTCTCTAGACGCACCCACCTCTTTCAACACTATGGCGGTTCCAAATGCTACTAATGAAACAAACGATCCGCCAGGAGAGCTACAAAACAAGAAAACTCAAGTCCATAACAACACAAAGACAGCGATAACAGCCTCTGCTTTGTACGCTCTTCCTCACATGATCGCAACCACAGCTTCGTTTGTTTCTCCAAGCGGGATTGCGTTAGCAGAAACAGGCTCCGCCGCAGGCGGCTCTTCCAACCCGTTTGGGTATGCTACCGTAGGCGCTGGAGCGGCCCTCTGGGAGGCTGGCGCCCTTGCTGGCAGGGTAGAGAACGGAGTGTTCGTTTCTAGCTCCACAGACAGGACTGTGCCTGCTTATGATAGCTACTCTGACTACGCCGAGGAGTTGAGGGCACACAACAAGGATTATTCCATAGTGCCAGAGTTTAGAATTAGTGATCATATGGATCTCTACATATCTCAAAATAATGGCAACTTCTTGGTTAACAATACAGCATCATTCAGCATATTTGGCGCTACTAGCAATGCTGATTATCCAACTGACAGTTCACAGACTGAATTCTACAATGTCTACACAAATTCAGATTTTCTAAAATACTTCAATGTTGTGGACAGGGACCACAAAGATATAGCAGACCAGCACTCAATAACTTTGAGATGCAAGGCTTTAATGAAGTTCTTGCCGTATAACGGTTTCTACCCAGCAGAGAGAACACTGCAAATGGCAGAGCAATTCTCTTCCTCTTACGGAAAGCATGTAAATTATGCTGGTGCGGATTCTACGCTAGAGAACGCAAAGATGCGTCCATTCTTGGAGCCTATGTTCGCACCAGGCATTGTTTACAACTCCATTAAGTCTGGCATAGGAGTTCCTTATCCCGTACTCACAGCAAGTTACGGCGTTCAGAGACTGCACGACTATTATGCAATTAGTTCTAGCGCCAATGGAAGTGTCTTTAGGAAAATTGATTTTGAGGCAGCCGTAGAACCAGAGAAGTATCTTTCTGATGTGTCACTTTTGGACATGAGTCCACACCCCAGTTGTTCGCTTAACCTAACAGCTTCTTGGAATGGTAAGGGAGACCCACTTTATCGAATGATGGCGAGCAACTTCTTTGCAGAAGTGCCAGAATTCTTCTTACCACAAGGCAACATGTCAGCAATTACATCGCTACCGGAAAGCGATCCAAGATTTGGCAACGCTATAAGTGGAAGCGTGTACGGAATGAGAGTGAGGATGTTCAGAAGCATGAACAAAGCCAGAACATTCTCCGGTTTAAGTTACGCATACCCACAGGATTCGCCTGTACAAAGTGGATTACACGAAACGTTTACAATGTACAGCAGGCCGTCAGCCTTCTTCCATGCTGTGAGTGGAAGAAACACAATTTCAAATTCACAATTTGAAAGCTCAACTTATGGGGACAGAGTTTTAGACAGCTACAACGGCTACAACTGGGTGGCTACCCCACCGTATTATCACGGAGAAGCTTGGGTAGACATACTGTTTATCCCAACAGAAACAAAGAAATACAAGCTATCAGAAATATTAAGCTCAATAGAATCCACAAGAGAACTTAGGTTTGATAACAATAACGTTTCGATTGGAAACGATGCTGGCTACTATGCTAACGGCCAAATAAGAAACAATATGCTTAACATCACTGATACTCTAATACTCGATGGCAGGGCAAGAATAAAGTCTGTTGAGTATGATCCTGACACCGGCAGGCCTGTGTTAGTTAAGGACGATCCTTCTTCAGACCACGTTTCCTACGTTATCCAGCCAAAGTGGGAAACACCAATGTTTGACTTTGGAGACACTGGCGTGCGCCCAATAACAAATGCCGCTGGCAACCTGACTATTCCTACCAATGGCTCGGAGTCGGTTCCAAGAGGCATGTGGCACCAATTTGGGCTGCCTGCAGACGACCCAGAGAAGGGCATCTTCCTGCAAGCATACGATATTCCTAAGGACTGGCTAAACAACCACCCTGGCGTTGGAGCTACGCCGTCGAACTATAACAATGGCGAGGTGGAGTCACTCATTGACCTTCTGGGAATAGACCAAACTCCAAGAAGACTTGGTGAGGTATCTACCTCAAAGGTCGTTAGCGAAGCTATTGTGGCAGTGCCGTTTGTTGATAAGGGCACACAAAAGAAGTTCTTCTCAATTGACAGAGCTATGATTGATCATGCCCTTGAAGGGAAGCTTGGGCAAGATAACTCAATACAAAGCATGGTAGAAAAGCTAAACAGATACGTGATGCCTCCAAAGATGGATTTCATTACAAACAAGCAAATAACTCCGTTTGCAGCTTACGTTTTCGAATTTGAGCACGAATTTGACAAAGATGACTTGACTCACATATGGCAGAACTTACCGCCAAAGTCTGTCACCAAGGCTGAGCAGAAAGAAACTACAATATCACACAGGCTTCTAGCAGATCAAGTTCTCTCGGATGTCGACTCACAGCTACAGTGGATGGTGTTTAAGGTTAAGCAAAAGGCTGTAAAGAACTACTTTTCTAAGACGGCCTCTAAGTCTGGGGATAACCTAGACGACCCAAGGTACAAATTCCAGTTCAAGATCGCAGGCAGAACAGAGGAGCTAGACTATAGTTATAACTGGCCTTACGACTTTTTCTCACTTGTCGAGATGGTGAAGATAGACGCAGAAGTAGAACTAAGAGCAAGCGGGGATGCTGAAGAATGAAGTTTTTAGATAAAAAAGAACAAGTGTTAGATATACAATTAACGCCATATGGTGAGTATCTGCTTTCTCAAGGAAAGTTTAAGCCTGAGTATTATGCGTTTTTTGATGACAATGTCTTGTATGAAAGTAAGTACGGCAGGCCAAACGAGAGCCCAGAAAGGGGGCAAAACTCGATAGAACCCAGAGTACAGGAAGAAACCCCACAGCTAGAATCTCAAGTGGTTTTCTCCGATCGTGATTTGTTTGCTAGAAAAAGCATAAATCCTTTTAAGCCCACAGAAATAAAAGAAGAGGATATACAGACTGATTCGTATCATGATAGAAAGAGGTACGGCTTACAGTATCAGCTTGGAAGGTCGGACATCCTAAAGACTAACGCACCAGCATGGTCAATAGATATGTTAAAGTCGGAAATATCTACTTCCTCAAAGGTTGATGAGGGAGAAGTTAAGCACACTTCTCACATACCGCAGCTAGACGTTACTTTAACATATGTTATAAACACAGTAAGCGATAGAGCGTTTATATCCGACTCAACGTTGGCGGTTGAATACCCAAATGGACAATATTTAGATATCCGACCAGAATATTTAATGTCTCAAGTCATAGAGAGAAATTCAGAATTTACAAAAGAAAATTTTGATGTTGAGGTATTTGAGGTACTAACTGAAAAGACTCCTGGTATGGACAAGAATATTGAGAGACTTCGTCCGCTAAAGATGAGAAAGCCAATTAGCCTGGTGCAGGGCAATATTCTATTAGATGAATCAGAAATATTTACAAACGAAGATTTGCCTCTGACAACTGAAGATGTTGAGTATTACTTTAACTTAAAGGTTGACGGCGATATTGATGAGGCTATAATCTGCAAGGCTATTAGCGAACTTGAGTCAAAGGGCTTGTTTGTCGATACTGAAATTGTTTGCGAAGATGTTAGAAATATCACTCTCGCAGATATTTATAGTACGGACGCTGCTGCAGATCCTTGTCCAGAAGACGTTCGTGAACCGTGTGACGATATAGGAAGTATTTACTGATGCCTGCTAGTGTATTTGCAAAGAAAAGTGTCATAGGCACAGGGCTTCCATATGTGTTTACGGAAAGCATTAAAATAACAAAGGGCGAGCTACGCTCAGAAAAGCAATCACTTTTTGATGCAGCACAGATTATAAAGAAAGATGATTATGGAAATACGATAAGAGAGTCACAGTCAGAACTACAAAATAAAAACTTTTTTTCTAATGACAACGTATATAAAGTAGATTTAACCTTATTTTTAAATGATTTTAATTCTACTAACTTTTGGTATGGCAAGGGACAACCAATTTATGTAAAAGTAATACAAAGCTGTCATCCGTTTCTGACGGATCAAATTCTAAAGAATGATGTAAGAAGTTTGGACCTTTTTGATCGAAAGTACAGAAAGTTCTTAAAGGAGCAGACCTTATTAGTTCCGACTGACAAGTCTTTGTTCGAGTACAGGACAAGCCTGATTAAGAACATGGATGACTTTTTGTGCTCGATACCTGTGACAACTAGTTTTATTGCGAACTCCGAACACTTGACATATTTTATCTTTGCTGAGCAAGCGGGGACAATCAGAAAGTCATACAGAACAATTGAAAAAGTCTTGGATGGTGGGGCTGTCAATCGTAGGGCTACGACATTCCAGTTGCCAGGGGGGAGCGTATACGCAGGCCCAGTGCATTTTCATCCAAGCACGGGGTGGATGGTTGGAGAGAGACATACCAATAGGCCACACGCAAGGCTTAAGAAGATTGATCATGTTAATTTAAAAATTCAAGACTACAGAATTTTTGATAGGCTTAAGGAAAACCACAATTTATTGGACCTTTCCCCAAGCGCAAAAAGTGGTAGCCGATACTATTCAGATTTGTTTTTGTCTAGGGATGCTGCCGGCTCAGCCAGAGGTCTTTTTGTATTTGACTGTATGAAGTACATCAGAGAGAACGCCAAGTATGGTAGTTTACTAAAATTTGTTGAGCCTAACAAGATATTAAAAGGCGCTGAGATTAGAGACATAAAAATTGTTAGGTCTAAAGTCTCCAACAAGCAGTTGCTAGATTTTGACAACAAAGACCAAACACAGGAAAATGAAGTTGTCGCGAATTCAAGCGACAACCCAGGGTCTATCAGGTTAAAGTCATCAAACTACTACATAGACACAAACTCAGATGGTAAAAAGGACTATCTATCCGGAGGGATAAGAGAACAAAGGTTGTTTAACTTAGGTACGCGAAGGGCTTTCTCATTCTACGATAGGGATATAAGAAACTTTGAATCTGGCAAATACTCATACGGAGTGGAAATAACTATTAAAGACCCAACAATTGACTACTTGTCATCGCAAATAAATTTCCTGAATCAAGCAAGTAATCTGCTCTCTGAGTATCGTCGCTTTGTTACATCGTACTGTAGGTTTGATAAGTACGGAAAAATCCCTCTAACATTCATGTCTACAATACGATCAAAGTATAATATACCTTCAAGCATTGGCGATAGGTCAAAAGAAGCTCCTTGGAGAAAGGCAATAAGAACATACCTGCAAGTTGTAAATAACTTGACAGGCACTAGCTACTCTGATAATAACATAGAGCTTCTGCATAGTCTGGTGTCTCCGACATCTAGGGATCTTAAGGGAGTAGAATCTTTATTACAGACGATAGACGAACTCATTTCTAAGTTAACGAAGGACACGCTAGGGTATTTTAGAAAAGAGACGGTCAGCACAAGAAGGGGCTCTAGGAAAGGAGTAGGAAACCTTTTTACAAATAAAAAGTTTGACAACATTTTCCACGCTGATACTATAGACGATTATGGATTTAATTTTTTCGGAACAGCAGTAGTCTACGATTCTCTAGGGCTGCCTGCAGTGACTTACGCTGACCTGCAAGAAAGGTTTGGACTAGAGTCGAGGAAAAAGAACCTACCCTTACCGGCAGTGTCTACTAGCCCTCAATCTAGGCAGTTTTACTCTAGACTTACGCCTGTGAGTGTTAGCCTCTCGGATAGAGGCTATGATTTGAGCGAAAGCTCTTCTAGTAGGATCGGCAATCAAGAATTTAACGCAAGGGTAAAGATCCTAAGACTCAAGAGCAACCCAGGGGCAAGGAGCGTGAGCGTGCCAGAGCTAGGAGCAAAGCCGGGCTCTCCCGAAGAGGAGATGCAAATTGGCAGGCTTTACCTCGACTATCTGGCTACCAGAGGAGAAGGCGTCTCTATAGAATCGCTAACAGTGCAGACCCAGGCAGCGGGGCTAGAGACAGACTCGACAATGCCTGGTGGAGAAAATGACAACTTCAATAGAAATAGAAATAAAGCAAGAAAAAGAGAAGAAAACGAGAAACAAAATGATGCTCTAGACAGCACAAGTTTAGAACAAATTGATCAAATTATAAGAGAAAATGATGACATACTGGCTGATGATAAGGACGTATCAGTTAGGTACGGCACGTCATTTAATGAAAACTTAGAACTTGAAGAAGTCTTTGTGCCCTATTTCTCAAACGAGCCTTATCTTGCAATACTTAAAGTTGATGATAAATCTGGCTCTTTAAGAGAAGAAGACTTATACGATTCTGTTATATTAGTTGGACAGACCAGCCCCCAGCAGGAGGAGACAGCTTCAACTCAAGAGTTTCCTGAGGTTTCTGATGGTGCTCCGTTGCCGCCCCCGGAAGAAGAGGTTTCCGATGAGTATGGGCAATCAGAAGACTCTAATCCAGACGTTTACTATAGTATAAACTATATAGAAGATGTAGACACAGAATCGGGGACTTTAGTGTCAGAGTCGGCAGCATCTGAGTCAATCGTGCAAGTTGAGCCATCGCTAACGGTGTCTAACGGACAACAGCAGAGTTTCGTTAGGGGCGTAGCTCCTAGTTCTGGTTTAGTTGCAAGACAATCAGTACCAACTAGCGTCTCTGCGGGAACATCTGGAGGTGGCGGAAGTGCCTACTAAAAAGTTTATTTCATCACAATCTTTACAACCAAATATTAGTAATTTTAGATCTCTATTGGGGCAATACTGGTTTATTGATGCATCTGGGAATTTGAGGTATAATGTTGATACGACCCTCCCAGGTGGAGATGTAGAAGATTTTATATCTAGCTTAACTGGTCCAACAGTCGAGGTAACTTATAATCCAGCAAATTCTTTTGAAGCGGACAGAACTCTATTAATTAACAGAATTCATCTGCCAAACACTTTAGCTGATTCATATACGCAATCATGGAATGGGTATAGTTATCGTGCTTTAGGCGTAGGGCTACCAGATGAGCCTGAAATTGGCCTTATAAGGAATAGGGAGACAGGGGGTGTAGACCTATACCTAAGGTTGCAAGGCCTAAATGATCAGTATCCTTTTATTTCAACATTTGATAATGATTTGAATGAAATATTTAAAAATTACACTGCTGGGGGGTTTGACGGTGCATGGCAAGATTTTAGTTTCACTAGCGACTACTACGGGCCGAACGAGCTAGACGATTCTGGTGAGCCGGTAGTCAAAATCCATTCATCTTATAACTTCTTTTCGGAAGAGTACGAAAGAACGCTTGAGACCACGCCAGAGTCTTCGATACCCAACAGCTACGCCCTTCTTTCATTCGCAGATTATAGCGATGACTTTAATGTTGGGGCTGGTGTAGAAATAGAGTTTAGCGGAGACATTAGAACGCATGTCTTGCTAGACTCCGCGATAGCTCCCAGAAGAAGCCTTTTTACTGTGCCGCTAAGATCAGAAGCGTCAGAGGATGGAGAAAGGGTCTTTACAGATGAAGCTCTTTTGCGGTATGTGAGAGAGTGGTCTTCACAGTATGCGAACCTGAGTGTAGAAAGAAGGCAACTAATAGAATCTATTGGAAAAAACATACTACTAACAAAAGAAAGTCTAGACATTAGAAATCCTACAACCAGCGCGTACCCAGCTAGCTTTATTAATTCAAGAAAGCAGAAGGTACCATTTTTTATAGAAATTGATGCACCCGCAGAAGGCGTCTCAACCATCCTCTACGCCGCTGGAGAGTTGGAGTTTGGAGGCGTACAGGTGTCAGATGCTAACAACATCTCAGATATTTTGGGGAACATGACAACAATATGGACTTCATATTTAGCATCTGCGAACGACCCAGGGGTTAGCCTCACTCCTTCACAAAATAATATCTATGGTCTTAAGAATTTAGAATACTTTATTACAAATAGAGGAAATTCTGAGCTATCAGATTCAAATACAGTGGTTTTGCAGAGCACATCGATTCTCAATAGAGGCTTGGACAGGGACAACACACTGAACGCCGCTTACGTCCCAGAGACGGGACCAACATTAACAAATTCTATAGCTACTTTAGCCTATCATGCTGTAAACGGTGGGGTTTATTTCGACGCAGGGATCATAGAAGATCCGGCTCCTTTATTTGATACCTCAAGAAAGTTGATCTTAGGTGGCCCTTCTGAAGAGAAAGGTTATGCTTTGTCATTGGGGTCTTCAACAGTCTCTGATTTATTGGAGGTAGAAGCAGAGCTACAAGCAAGATTAGTAGACCAATTTGCAATTATGCACTTTAATGTTTACGATAAAGTGTCACTGCCAAGCGGACAATCTGCGTCTATGGAGTCTTTTCTTTCTTTTACAAACGAGGCATACGCAGGCGCTAGAACATACGAGGAGACATTCGAAGATGAGTTTGGCGCAGCAAGAAGTTTTACCCACACCATTTGCTACGGTATAGATAAGTATAGGGGTGACAAAGAGACAGGCGAGTATGTTCAAACAATATGGATTCCAAACATACCTGACAAAGATAGAATCAATTATGTTGATTCACAAGTAAGGTACGGAGAAAAGTATACCTACGATGCATATGCCTACAAATACGTATTTGGTATGGGCTATAGCTACGAAAGAACAAAAGAACCAAAGCAAATAGAAGCAGTGACGATATCAGGTGGCGGAGACAGTACGTTAGGATATCTTGTCTACTGGGATGGTGCAAGAAACCTTTTTAATAAAGTAGACGAAGTCTACACTTGGTCAGCAGTCGCCACCCAAGCAAATTTCGAGACTTATAGATCTGGGCACTTTTCTTTATTTGAACTTTTCTACAGACTTGACTCTCCTGACTTTGAGTCGATCATCCCTACATGGTACAATGCTGCTGACACGGCTGATTGTTATGCAACTAGAAACTCCCATTATTTCACATTCGCAGAGCTAAATAATCTATTTGAGATAGCTTGGTTTACAAAACCTACAGGCCCAGGCGGCACTACATACCAATCTTGGGATGAAATATGGCCTGATTATACCTGGGGGGTGGATGTGTTTATCGATGCTGACACGCCAATGGAAACCGGCGACCCAAACATTGCATTGGATGAAGACTTAGGGAGCAGAGACCCAAGAGATTTTTCTATTCTAGAGTGGTTTAAGCTATTCTTTGGAGCAGCAGATAGTCAACATTTTAGTTTTGGTGATCCAAATGCATCTGGAGCGGGCGAGGTTGGCTATAATCTAAAAAAGACATACCAGGGCTATCCGCCATCTCACCATGTTTTCGCAGCGCGATATGTCGATTTAGGGGCCGCAGGATCTTTAGCAAATGTAGTCTCTACGAACAGAGAGGTGATAGACGAGATCAGAGAAAAGGATGCTGGCATAGTCACAGGGTTTGCACAAATATATCCAAACACGGTAAGGGGATACAAAATACGAACATCGCCCATCGTAGAAACATACTCACTAGACGACGATGATCCCTCGCGTGACGACGAGATTAGAGGGCTTGTTGTCTCATACGGCTATCCAGAAGATGGGACATCTGCTGGGACTGTTGGAGAACTAGAGTTAGAAGATACAATATTAACAGAATCTCCAGGCTTTGAAGCAGAGTACAGGATTAAGATGAGCCCAGCTACAAGAATAGTTAAGGTGCCATACTTTACAAAAACAGGTATTGTATTATCAAATCCACCTCCGCCTCCAGAAGTAGAGATAACCCCATATAGAGCAGTAAATAATAATTTATTATTTAGCTTTGTGGGCACAAATACAAAAGTTACGGCAGTGCCAATAGCTATAGAGCCCGAAGAGGAAGACCTAATCAATAGTTACTACGATTCACAAGGGGTCTTGCCTGGATCTAGAATTACTTTTGAGTCGGATGATGTTGTTGATAAATTCCAAGTTTACAGAATAGATTTTCCTCCAACTAGTTATTCTGACTTTGCTGGCAGGCAAAGAGCAAGTGTCTCCACTGTTATCTCTGATGGCGACACTGTGAAGAGAGCGGCTTCTGCTACATATGTTGAAAAGCTGCAGCCAAATACTAAATACTACTACACCTTTAGGTCTTTAGACTTTCATGAAAACCCATCTAACCCAACCGCTGTTTACGAAGTGGAGTTAGTAGACGATGGAGGTGCTGTCTATCCTTTAATACAGACATATGAGTTCCCAATTGTAGACGATAGGGTAAACTTCATAGGAATGAAGAAATTAATTCAAGTTATACCATCCCTAAACCAAGTAACAGCAAATGTGGACTCAAATATTTTAGACGAAGACGGCATAGAAATCCCTACCCCAAGTACAAGTGACTTACCAGATGTAAAGCTAGGTTCTGAAGATTTAATAGATTCGATTTGGGGCAAGACTTTCAAAATTAGACTGACTTCAAGACAAACTGGTAAAAAGATAGATTTTAATGTCACGATGGAAAAACGAGACGATAGGGATATCCCATCCTGATATTTTAGTATTCTCACAAGAAGATGAAACTATTTAATAACATCAACTATTTATTGTTTAGAGAGGTAATAATATGGCATTCTTAGACAACAGTGGCGACATTATCCTAGACGCTGTTTTAACTGATACCGGAAGAAGAAGGCTGGCAAGAGGAGACGGAAGTTTCAAGATTGCCAAGTTTGCACTCGGAGATAGTGAAATCAACTATAGGCTGTACGACCCAGACCATGCAAGTGGATCTGCTTACTTTGATCTTGAGATTCTGCAAACGCCAGTCTTAGAGGCTTTTACCGATCCAGAGTCACAGATGCACCATCGCCTAATTTCTCTAGCGAGAAACGATGCTCTCTACCTACCGGTCGTCCAGCTTTTTGAAAACTCCGACCTGGGTAGCGTAAGGGATTCCACAACCAACGCTTTCTTGGTTGCTGTAGACGAGGATACCCAGACAGCTGTGGGGACAGAGCAGGGAGTAATCTGGGGCGTTGATGTCGGATCGGTTTCCAGCACAACTATTGTGATGGACCAGGGAACAGATACAGCGGGAAGCCCGCCAGCAACTGTACCTCTAGCAGCAGACCTCGTAGAAACACAGTATCAGGTCGAAATTGATAACCGCTTTGGAACCATTTATTCTAGCGCTGGCAGGCGCGGAAGAGTTTCATTTATTAACGAGGCCCAAATGGCTAGTTATTACCTCTCTTTAAGTTCTAATCCAAGATACGTGACCAACATCTCCAGCACAACGCCTGGAGAATCTGAGTCTTCAATTGATGGCCCAAGAGGTACAAGACTTTCTTTTAGAATTGGATCTTCCCTAGAACTTGCCGGAAGCACAACCTTGTTTACCCGGCTAGGAGGAACCTCCACTGTTGGGTCTACAAATGTTAGGCACATCGATTCTGTGGTGAGAGTAACCGGTGTTACCACAGGTTACACCATTGATATTCCAGTAAGATTTATTAAGAAGACATAAGGAAGGAGCATAATGGCAACAACATTTAAAACTTTAGGTGCAGGCGATGTTACAACAACTAGAACCCTGCTTCACGAGTCAATCCCGGTAACGGGCTCTATTGTGTCGGGCACATACGGTGGCGATGCTGTAGCACTGGGCTCCGAAGGTCATATCAAGACATATTCGCACGGCATGTTCCAGAGTGTGTACGATTACCCCTACCTTAGCTCCTCTGCTAACCATATCTTCGATATCACGGCAGGAATAGCAGACTCAAGTGCTCTAAGCTCTTCAACAACCTCGCAGACATCAAAAAAGATTAACATCTACAACCAAATGGCGCAAGTTCTTATGGGCTATGATGAGACTGGCTCTGTTCGCTTGTTTGACGAGGACGGCGACATTATCGCTGGCGGAACCAAGCTTAAAGAATGTTATTTTGTTAACTTTGCCAGAATTCTGACCAAGGACGAGATCAAGAAGGGCACTTTCGAAATGGAGCTAGGAACAGCAGATGCCTTTGCTCATGGAGACGCCAACTTTGCAGAAAGAATTAAGATTACTGATTTTTCTGGGTCTGATGGTTATTTCGTAAACTCACCTGCTGGTGAATACGGTGTACTCTTTGCAACAGCATCGGCAGGAGCAAATATATTAGCTGCAAACCAATACTACAAAGTTGGACTACTATTCTACCAAGCTGGTGTCGCAGTGATTTCTGGGTCGGTTTTCTCTGACTCTGGTGATGGTGGTATCATAAATACCTCAAAGGGCACCGTAACATTCAGCCCAACGAATGCATCTGACACTGGGTTTAACACAATTACTGCGTCGACAAACGATGTTATGGCCGATAACCTTAGAAACAGACTCTACAATCTCCAGTTTAACAATACAACTGAGCTTAATTCAACAATCTATTTCTGCAGGGCTAATAACACAGAGTTCAACTACAGTTCCAACCCTACTTACTTGTCCTCGTCTGGAGGTCCCAGCGAGATTGTTGTAAAGGATGGAATGGCAGACAATGACCCACATTCATACATCACATCTGTTGGGCTCTACTCCCCAGATAACGAATTGCTTGCGGTAGCTAAGGTCTCGGAGCCACTTAAGAAGAACCCATCAAACGAGCTAACTTTAAGAGTCCGCTTAGATTACTAGGAGGGCTTAATGTCTTTTTACAAATTTACAAATAATGATTTATTTGTTAATTACATAGAAGCAAACCCGTCCTGTAAGTTTGATATATACAACTCTGTCATCTATTATAACAATAGAAGCGAACAGGCAGGAGCTTTCACAGGAAGTGTTCCCGGCGTACCTGCTGGACACATCAGCTTATATGAGTTGAATGTGGACAGGAACGTAACGGACACTGGACTTATTTTTGCATTTATGCAAAGAGATAGTTCTTTAACTGCATTCAAGACAATATCAACAAAAGACTACTACTCAACTGATTACGGTGCACAGGTCAGTGGGGCTGCATATCCGCTTTCTGCGTCCATAACAAGGGAGTTCTTTGACGACGACCACTTTGCAACTATGAGGACGAATAACGAAGCAACAATCGATAGTGATTCGGACGATTACGGAGGCAGAGCACTTTCAATTACAGGCCCAGGGGTTGGTAGTGACGGCTTACCGACATTCGCTACAGATGACATGTCAACTGCTACCTCAAAGAGCAGCTTAGAAAGGTATCTAGATTTAAAAACTCTCCTTTCCTCCTCCCACATTAATTCTTTAAAAAATACTATTAATCGCTACTCCGTTATGAGTCCGCACTTCATGTATTCTGGGTCTTTTTCTAGCGGCTATAGTAGAGATCTGGACGAAATACCTGTTAACCTGATAAGCATACCAAGTATATTTTACGGGTCTTCTCTAAAAAAGGGTACAGTAAGTTTAAAGTATTACCTAACCGGTACTCTTATAGGAGAGCTAAAAGATGAAAATCACAACGGAGAGTTAATACAAGTAGGCCCAGAAGGAAGCACTGGCTCTGGTAGTGTGGCTGGCTTAGCTCTCTACAAGCAAGGGTTTGTTATATTGACAGGCTCTTGGAACCTACAAACGACAGGGCCTTCTGCGAACGCTGAGCTTGACTACAAGAACATAGGTACAGCCGTAACATCGTCTTGGCTTTACTTTGGTGTTGGGGCCAACGATGGCATCCCAACAGATGGCGAGGGAGCAACCACAAGAGCTTCAGCAAGCTACGCAATGCACTTCTCTGGTACGTCTGACACACCCTTTGTTACGATGTTCGCGCATGCAAGAAAAGGTCATCTAAACTACTCTAACAACCCAACTTACCTGTCTTACAGTGCTACGTCCGCTGACTACGATGCATTGACAAGCTCGTTTAGTTACAGAGAGCCGGACTTAGCGACTGTTAATATTGTAAGTTCATCCTTTGAGAGCCCAACAGCAAGCTTTGCGAAAGAGACATATATATCAAAAATAGGCATATATGATAAAAATAAAAACCTTATTGGCGTGACAACTGTCGCAAAACCTGTTAAAAAAACAGAGGACAGAGAGTTTACTTTTAAACTAAAAATGGATTTATGATATTAGGATTAGATATTAGCACTTCTGTAATAGGATACACAATCTTAGATCAGGAGTCAAGAATAATACTTTGTGAAGCTTGGGACTTAAGAAACAAACGTTTATTTTCAGATCTTTATAGTAAAGGATCGTTTATTAAGAACCAACTAGAAGAACTAAAGGGATACGGTGCCATAGAGCACGTCTACATAGAAGAGCCTTTTGTCTTCTTTAAATCTGGTGGTTCTACCGCCAAAACAATGGCAAAGCTACAGGCATTCAATGGGATTGTCTCTTGGCTATGCCACGACGTTTACGGTTTCAGTCCGGAGCATATACCTCCAGCAAAAGCAAGAAAGCTATGTGGAATTAAAGTTTCAAGAGGAGAGAAGGCAAAAGAAGTTGTTTTGAACTATTTATTGGAGAACGAGAAAGCTTTTACAATCGAATATACTAGCAGAGGCAACCCAAAGCCAGTATCATACGATAGAGCAGATAGCCTGATTATAGCTAGGGCAGGACATAAAATAATAAATAGCTAGGAGATCTCAATGTCAACGTTAACCATTTCACAGTTCGATTTAAACCAAATCATCATAGAAGAAACAAAGAGACTTCTAGAAGAAAAGAGTTTTGTTAAAAGATCAACCAGATCTGTTGTATCCGAGATTTCGGATCGCTATGAACGCACGCCGGTGGTGCGACCCTATACTCTTCCAGCCAAAGGCCCTGATGTTCTTCTAGACGTTTTACAAGCTACTTTGGGATTAGCGGGGTTATTCCAAGGCCCATGGGAACTAGCCGATCTCATGAATGCGGCAATAAGCTTCGGCAGAGGGCAATGTTTTGAAGCTACTTTAGATATAATTAGCGCGTTACCAATTGGAGGAGCAATTTCAGCTGCGACACTAGGTGCCTATAGGGCGGCTAAAATAGCTGGCAAAACTGGACAATTTTCTACAGTGCTTAAAGCTTATATGGGTATGGTTACAAATTTTCTTAAATATAAAAATGAAATATTGGAGTCTGCGGACAAGGTATCGCAACTTTTAATAAATGTCCCCAAGGTTATAGCCCCAATTGCACGAAGGGGGGATATAACAAATAAAATTTTTAGAAAAAAAATTGTTGACAATCCTCGCCTGATCCCTAAGGAAGTTCGAGAAGAAATCCAGGATTATGTTAATACTGCTAGTAGAAAGGATCCTGGATTGAGCACCGCGCAACTTCAAGGACTGATGGACAAAAAGAAAGAAGAATATGCAGATAAAATTCTCACGAGAAGATCCCAAGGAGAAGGCATTGAAAGTGAAGAAGTAAGAGAAATGTATGTGGCAGCCAGGCAAGAAGCCAATAGGCGCTTAAGACAAAAAATTGGTCCTCTCTCTGCATACGACTCTGAAGAAGCACTTACAAGAGATGTTGAAATTCTCTTTGGTATTAAAGGTGGCGAAATAGCTAGAGGAGGTCCAGGACTTGGTCTTAGCAAAGTTACCAATCCCGAAACGGGCAAGATAAGCTCACAGCTTACCCCAATAGCTTCCAGAGTAACGCAGTCCCTGGGGCCAAGAATAGGGGCGCCTATGGCTTTGGCGGCAAGAGTCAGTAGTATCGTTGTTCAGGTTATTAACTTCTTTTATAAAGCAATGCCTTTCCTTTCTAACTTTATCTCTGGTATGGCTAAAAATATTGATTTTCTCTACAGAGCAGGCGCTGATGCTGTAAAGTTTGTTGCAGATCTCAACAAAGCGTTGAATGAAGGATTTTGCAAACTATCCATGGCACCCTTGACGGCATTTGCGGATCTTTATAAAAAATCTTTCAACAATCAAAATGACGATGTGGTTGACCTAGGCCCGACCCCATCAATGCTGCCGAAACCACCAAAACGTGGCACCGGACAAGGGCAGCCAGCGTCACAGACGGGCACGTCTACAGCGGACGCTGAAGAAGTAGAATTAGATAGTATCTAAAGTAATGAACGGCGGCAAGGGAGTACGAATAGATGGCTGATGTAAGAAATATTAGTTTTCCAAAAAACATAAAAAAGCCAAGAAATATTATTGTCGCAGCGAAAGGAGAACTTATAGAAGCTGGAATTCTTAATAACGAAGGCAAACCTAACAGCCCATACAGAATTGTAGCTTCTTCTGATAAAGCGAATGTTGGTATAAAATTAGTAGATGGCTATGATTGGACCAGCACTGACCCAAAAGACTATAGATATATCAGCCTAAAAAAACGCTCTGATAACGAAGCAAAAGTACGAAAAGCAATTGCGGGCATACTAGGCACCAATTACACCGATAAATACAATGTTTTTGTATCAAGGACCTATAATCAAGCACTAGGCACTAAGGGGGGTGACGCAGGTAGCTGGCACATGCATGGGTTAGCGGCAGACATTAGTTTAAAAGCGGGAGAAGGCAGGAAAAAAGCACAAGCAGAATTAGCAGTCCGCTTTATGGAGCCCGACGCCAAAAGGGTATTCCCAAGGCTCCTAGTATACACAGACACTAACCATATACACGTAACGCATGCTGATGGGGTGAGAAAGAAAAGTTCAAAACTGTGGAGCAAGAAAGGCCCGGTAACAGGTCAAGCACTCGATCAATTCTTGAGCGACCAAGGAGTTACTTCTGGCCTCTCTAACGCCACAGATGAGAAAGAACCAGAAGAAAAGGAAGAAGCTCCGAAATATGTAACAACGGATAGGGACAGGGAAAGGCAGGAATTCTATGCACAAGCAAGAGAGAGAGCAGAAGAGTTTTATAGAAAAAAAGAAGCAGAGTTAGAGGCGAGGCGAGCGTACCTTATTCGCCAGCGAACGGTAGATAGAGAACTGGTAAAGCTCGATATAGCCGAGGATAAGGCAAAAGGAGATTTGGAGGCCTTCGTCGTAACCTTGCCAAATCGCTTAAAAGCCAAGTTTTCTGCGGACTTTAGAAATGCAAAGGAGCCGGAAGCAGAAGGGACCAGTACAGACACTACAAAGAGACAGGACAGAACAAGCCAACTGTATAGAAATTATTATACTTTAGCAAAAGCTTATAGCGATGCTAGAGAAGCCCGCAATAACTTTATTGAAGTCAATAAAGCTCTTTTAGCTCCAGAGAATGAAATAAGAGAAAATAAATTATTCGACATCATAAAACAAGAAGTCAGAAAGTTCTTGATGCTGTGATGTGTCCATGATACATTCACAGCATGAATGACAAAATGAAAATCCTAAAAGATGTTCTTGGAAGATCTCGTAAATCAAACCAAGAGCATCTTTTTTATTGCCCCTACTGTAACCACCACAAGATGAAGTTCTCTGTCAATATCGACAAGAATGTATATAAATGCTGGGTCTGTGACAAGAGGGGCACCGACATCTACCAGGTAATTAGAAAGCATGGGACGTTCAGCCAGGTCCAGCAATGGAGAGCTTTGTCTGGTAAGGTTGAGATAACTGAATTTGACAACCTCTTTGAAGAAAAAGAAAAGCCCGCAGAGCAAACTATCCGCTTGCCAGACTGCTTTCAACCAATAGCAAATGGCGTAGATATACGGGCCAAATCTGCCATCAACTACCTAATTAAAAGAGGAGTAACAAGTGAAGACATACTTAGATGGAAGATTGGTTATTGTGACGAGGGGGAGTACAAAGGCAGGATTATTGTTCCATCATTTGGCTTATCTGGCTATGCCAATTTCTTTATCGCTCGCACATATAATCGCAACTGGATGAAATATAAGAATCCAAGAACAAACAAGGACATCATATTCAATGAACTTTATCTTGATTGGGACAAGGACATTATCCTTGTTGAAGGGGTGTTCGACGCGATTAGGGCACATACCATCGGTACTGCTATCCCGCTTGTAGGCTCAACTTTAAGAGAAAACTCAAAACTTTTCCAAGCCCTTGTCAGGCACAACCAAAGGGTTTATGTTGCTCTGGACGATGATGCGAGAGCCAAGGCTTCTACTATCATTAACAAGTTAATAGATTACGACATTCAGACTTATTCACTAGACACCTCTGGCTATGAGGATGTGGCTGAAATGCCAAGAGATGTTCTTATGGCTAGAAAAGAACAAGCAGATAGAATGAGTTCTGACAATCATTTATTTCAAAAACTAATGAACTTATAGCACGGGAGTATTTATGAAGTTCGCACACATAGCTGATACTCATATCAGAAACCTTAGATACCATAAAGAATACACTCAGGTATTCGAGCAACTATATGACACCCTCATTGAAGAGGGCGTTGATTATATCATTCATTGTGGCGACATCGCTCACACAAAGACACAGATCTCTCCAGAGTTTGTTGATATGTGCTCTGATTTTCTTAGCAGCCTAGCAACCATTGCGCCAACATATGTGATTCTTGGCAACCATGACGGAAACCTAAAGAACACAGGCCGCCTTGACGCACTAACTCCTATAGTCGAAGCTCTAGAGCACCCTAACTTGCATCTACTTAAGGACTCTCAAGAGGTGTATCTAAGGGATGGGTTTGCGCTAAACGTACTGTCGGTATTTGACGAAGAAAACTGGCAAGACCCTTCCAATTACGATAATGTTAATATTGCACTTTATCATGGCGCAATCTCTAATTGCCAGACGGACAGTGGCTGGGTTATGGAAAACGGAGAGCATGATGCTTCAATTTTTGAAGAATTTGATTATGCTTTCTTGGGCGATATCCATAAGCCGCAAGCTATGGATAAAGCGGGGAAGATTCGATACGCAGGCTCGACAGTACAGCAAGGCTTTGGCGAGACAGAAGATAAGGGAATTCTTATTTGGGACATAAAAGACCAAAACACTTTCGATGTCAAGAGGGTGACATTTAAGAATCCAAAGCCATTTGTTACCGTAGAGCTAGAGAGTGGCAAGCTACCAGAGGTTGAAATACAGAAGGGTGCGAGGGTAAGGCTAGTCTCACATGACAGCATTAGTCTAGAGGATATGAAGAAGGCTGTTGACGTAGCGCAGCACAAGTTTAGACCAGAGAGCATTACGTTCCTAAACAAGAACATTAGCCAAAACAGAGTATCAGATCAAACAATTGACGAAATGGGGCACGATGATCTTAGAGACATTGTGGTCCAGAGAAGGCTAATCAAAGAATTCTTGGAGGACTACAAGCTGCAGCCTGCCGTTATGTCAAAAATCCTTGAATTAAACGACAAGTATAATCTAATGGCAGAAGAGAAGGAAGAAGTTCTGCGAAATGTCAACTGGAAGGTTAAGAGCCTAAAGTTTGATAACCTCTTTAACTATGGCGAGGACAATGAAGTAGACTTCGCTAATCTTAACGGGATTGTTGGCATCTTTGGTAAAAACTATTCTGGCAAGTCTAGCATAATCGACAGTTTTCTTTACACAATGTTCAACACAACTTCCAAGAATGAGCGCAAGAACCTTAATGTAATTAACTTTGATAAGGACTACGCATCTGGAGAACTTGAGCTTGTTACCGATGACGGAACTGTCTGGAACATTAACCGCCGTTCTGAGAAGTATACAAGGCGTTCTAAGGGCTCCGAGATCACAGAAGCACGAACAGACGTTAACTTCACCAGTGTCGCTGTAGACGGCTCTAAGGGCGTCCACAATAGCCTTACGAGAAACGAGACAGATAAGGAGATACGTAAGACGTTTGGAACAATTGACGACTTCTTGCTAACCTCAATGTCTTCACAGCTTGACTCGCTATCTTTTATTCGAGAAGGATCGACAAAGCGTAAGGAAATCTTTGGAAAGTTTCTAGACCTTGAAATGTTTGATAAAAAGTACAAGCTAGCTAAAGCAGATTCCTCCGACCTGAAGGGTGCTCTTAAGAGGCTTGAGGGCAAAGACTATGCCGCTGACATAGATAAGGCACTTTACGACCTAGAAGAGTGCGTGATTAATCATGCAGACAAACAAGAAGAGATTAAGGTTGTGTCGCAGAAAATTGAAGACTATAGGAAGCAGATTGCTTCTTTACAAGTAAAGATTGATTCCACGCCCACAGAGCTTATTGACATCGTGATGCTGAAGAAGAAACTTCAAGACAAGAGGAACCAGCTTATATCGGTAAGAGATCAGCAGGCTGAATTGCAGAAGAAGATATCTAACTATGAAGTAGCTATCCAGGCTTTCACCGATCATGTCGAAGAGTTTGATGTTGCTTCTTACGAAAGTAGAATTAATAAGTGCTCAAAGATAGACGATCTTTTGGGAGAAGTACAGCAGAAAATCAGGGAAGTTTCCAGGGAAAAGAAGCAGAATGAAAGGCAAGCTACAACTCTAGATGGGATACCTTGCGGGTCTACGTATCCTACTTGCAAGTTCATTAAGGACGCCTACGTGGCAAAAGCTAACATACCAGCTAACGAAGCAGACCTCGCAAAGCTTCAGTCACACACAGAAAAGTTACAAGAAAAGCGCAGTGCACTTGATGGAGACGAGGCGCAAGAAAAGATGGACAAGTATCAAAAAGTTGTTTCCAAAAGAAAAGAGTACAAGGCTGCCCTAGAGAAGTCGATCCTCACGATCGACAGAAATAAAGCCATAATCACTAGACTAGCGGCAGAGATAGAAGTGCTAGACAACAAGAAAAAGCAGTATGATATAAACAAGGAGGCGATTGAAGGTTTGGGTCTTTTGATTCAAGAGAAGCAAACATTAGAGTCGGCTCTTGCCACAAGGCAGCTAGAAAAGAAAAATCTAGACAACGAAGCCAAACTACTATATAAAAAGCTAGGCTCTCTTGAACAGAAGATTGAGAATCTTCAAGAGCAGCAGCAAGAACTAGTAGCATTACAAGAGGAGTATTCAGCTTATGACCTTTACGCTAAGTGTATGCATAGCAATGGTATTGCTTATGAAATTATCAAAAGCAAGCTTCCAGTCATTAATGAAGAAATACACAAGTTTCTGCTAAATATAGTAGATTTTGTTGTGTTCTTTGAAGACGATGGCAAGAGGTTAAATATATTTATTCAGCACCCAGAGCAAGACCCAAGGCCGCTTGAAATGGGATCTGGGGCTGAAAAGACGATAGCAGCTATGGCTATACGACTAGCTATGTTATCTGTTTCCAACCTCCCAAAGGGCGATATCTTTATTCTAGATGAGCCGGGCACAGCTTTGGATGAAGAGAACATGGAAGGATTTACCAGGATACTTGATATGGTAAAGACTCAGTTCAAAACTGTTCTTCTTATTTCGCACCTCGAAACTTTAAAGGACTGTGTCGATATGCAGATAAGTATAGAGAGGAAAGAAGGCCATGCTTTTGTTTCTTCTTAGACTAATTATTGTATGCGGGAGAGAACTATTATGAAAAAGACAAAGATACGTATAAAAGAGATGGTCAAACAGGAGCTTTCTAGAATCCTTCGTGAAGCAACCCTGCCAAAAGATCCAGAAGCAGCTTCTAAACTAGCGGCAATGGATGCGGTGGACGACCTTCATAGTACCCCGCCTCACCTTCGTCGGAAGCGACTCGATCCTGACGATTTTTCTGAGGAAGACGTTCTCGGAACTACAGACCCAGAACTGATGACGGCCGATCAAAGTGACCCCGAAACTAGATTAATTAATCATCTTATTATACGCACGCAAGTCGACAAAATGTCTCCGAAAGAGAGAGAAAAGTTTGTAGGCGGAGATAAAGCTGTGCTTCGACTTTTGAACGATATACTTGCTAATCCTAAGTTCAACAATCCGTCCGAAGTCTTTGATAAGTTTCTGGCTACTGGGGAATTGCCTTATGATGATTAATAAAAAATAGGAGGTACTATGACAATGGCAAAAGCATTTGTGGATAAGGGACTGGAAAAGATTCTTTCACGCAAGCTACTAGTGTGGGCCACAGCGACAGGCTTAGCAGCTGGGGGCTTTCTTACAAGTGGTGATTGGGTTATGATCTCGGCACTCTATATCGGAGGCCAAAGTGTCATTGACGCAATCGTTAAGCTAAAGGGTGCTTGATGCTCCGTGTTTTTCAGTTAATTCAAAGTTATTGGAAGGAATTGCTAATTGCGATCCTGATCGCAACAGTATCAGTTCTTTGGTGGAGAGACCACCAGGGCTTGGTACATGCTTACGATGCCTCTACTAAAAGCTATGAGCAGAGGATCGAAGGCCTAAAAAGCAGTTATGAAAAAGAGGTGGTCAAGAAGGACGAAGCTCTCAGTGAGTATAAAAAGAGAATAATTATCCTAGAAAACGAGCGTCAAGATTACATAGAGGAACTAGAGAACAGCAAGGCTGATAGAAAGGTGGAGTTAATCAATCTGCGAAGAGGAGATCCGGATGGGTTCATCTTAAAGATTGAGACTCAATTTGGTTTTGAGCATGTTGAATAAGATTTTACTAGCTTCTATCCTGTTGTTTCCGTTAGCTACCTATGCAGACGAAGGTAGATTTTCTCTTGTGCCGAGAGGAGGCGCAGTTAAGTTCGATGCAACCTGCTTTGACGATGAAGCTATGGCAAAGATTTTAACTTTTAGTGAGTTTGTCGCAGTTGAATTAAATGCTGCTTGTTCCTTTGAGAAGGACAAAATGCTGCTAGACCACAACCTAGAGATAGAGAATCTACAAATAGAAAAGCAAGGCATAGAAGAACGATACCAGATAGAGATAGACACCAGGGATGAAGAGATAGAAGCCCTAAGAACAATAGTCAAGAAAAACAAAAAATTAAATATTCCAATTGTAGTCGCTACAAGCATCGCAATTGGTTTTGGTGCTGGTTTCGGCACTTATCACTTAGCGAGCAAGCAATGAAGGACTTGAATAGAATAGCAAAAATAGAGCAAGCAATTGCAAAGAAGTATGGGGCCGAGGCCATAGACAACCCAAGAAAATATTGGGATGATGAAAAAGAGAAGTCTTACCAAGAGCAGATCAAAGAGATAGCAGAAAAGGAACGCATACATCAGGAAAGCGAAGAGAAAGAAGAAGTCGATGGTGTTTTAATTTCTAAAAAACTACTTAATAGAGAGACTACGAGGAGAGACTGCCCTGTTTGTGAAACTTATTCCTTTAATTTAAAGGATGATGCCTATATGAACAAGTATGATTGTTGCTATAATTGTTTTGTTCAATGGGTTGATGGTAGAGAAGACAGGTGGTCAACAGGGTGGCGTCCGCCAAAGGGAGATGAGTAATGGCAACTACTTTAGAAATTATTAGAGGGATCTCGCAGGCAGCAGCTAATGCTTATGACGGCGCCCACAAGGAAGAGTATTCCGCAGATGGCAAGGCGCGAGCGGTTGGCCTTAAGAGAGAAGAGGGTAACCCTCTGATCGACAAGCGTGTTATGGATGGCTTTGGTGTCTCTTTCCATGGCCCTATGCTTAAGATCTCCTATCATGCCGAGGTGAAGCTAAAGGATATCTACTCAACTCCGTTTGAATCAGAGATAGAGTCAATGATCAACGATATCTCAAAGTTTCTCAAAAAAGAATATAAAGCAATCACAGGAGACACCCTGTCTCTTACTCCGCAAGGCGAGGTTGAAGTTCTAGTTCAGAATACATCTCGCGTCCGAACATGGTGTCAGGCTCATAGAATGTACAAGATTGGCTCCATAGCAGAAGTAGAGGAAGTCAAGTCTCCTTCCGAAGATCGCATGGACACTAAGTTTAGAACTTTCTTGGACAACGGTGGCTTTATGGGCAAGAGGCCGGAAAACGATAGTCGCAAGAAAGAGTAAGCTATGGCTTACCGACTAACAAAGAAACAAATACTAGCTGAGATAGTGAAGTCGGGCAAGGACCCGGCTTACTTTATTAATAACTACTGCAGGATATCTCATCCAATCGACGGCCTTATTCCATTTAGGACCTATCCGTATCAGGATGACATGCTGCAAAACTTCAATGATCATCGCTTTAACATCATACTGAAGGCCAGGCAGCTAGGTCTCTCTACGATTGTTGCGGCCTATGTTGTTTGGCTATTGCTATTTCATAGGGACAAAAATGTTCTTGTAATTGCTACCAAGTTCGCCACAGCTACAAACTTAGTAAAGAAGGTAAAAGCCATAATGAAGAACCTTCCTGAGTGGCTACGCATCGCTGATATCAAGATTGACAACAGATCGTCTTTCGAGTTAAGCAATGGGTCACAAATTAAGGCTGGTTCAACCTCTGGTGACGCTGGTCGTTCTGAAGCCCTGTCCCTTCTTGTAGTTGACGAGGCTGCCCACGTAGACGGACTAGACGAGCTATGGACTGGCCTTTACCCCACTCTGTCAACTGGTGGACGATGCATCGCTTTGTCCACACCGAACGGTGTCGGAAACTGGTTTCATAAGACCTACATAAACGCAGAGGAAGGGGAGAACGATTTCTTTGCTTCAAACCTTCCTTGGGATGTCCACCCAGAGAGAGACAAGATATGGTTTGAAAAAGAAACAAGAAACATGTCTCGTAGGCAGATTGCTCAAGAGCTAGAGTGTAACTTTAACACGTCAGGTGAAACTGTCATCCATCCGGATGATATTGCCATTGTCAAGCAGTTTGTCAGAGATCCAAATTATAGAACTGGTTTTGATAGAAACTATTGGATCTGGGAAGAGAAGAAGCCAAACGAAGATTATCTAATTGTTGCTGACGTTGCTAGAGGTGACGGTAAGGATAGTTCTGCGTTTCATGTTTTTAAGATTTCCACAATGGAGCAGGTGGCCGAATACCAAGGCAAGCCATCTCTTGATATGTATTCTAACATTCTCTATCAGGTGGGCAAAGAGTATGGGGATGCGCTGCTGGTCGTAGAGAACATAGGCATAGGAATTTCTGTCTTAGAGAAGCTTGAGCTTCTAGGATACACCAGGCTATACTACTCACTGAAAGGAAGTCACGAATACATAGAACAACAAGTGGCTTATACAAGAGACAGTTCAGTCCCAGGATTCTCCACAACGGTCAAGACAAGGCCATTGATTGTGGCAAAAATGGAAGAGTTCATAAGAAATAAACTAATTATTTTACACTCTAGTCGTTTAGTAAACGAAATGAGCACATTTATATGGAGAAACGGAAAAGCCCAAGCAATGAAAGGATATAATGATGATTTAGTTATGTCTTTTGCTATTGCGTGTTGGGTTAGAGATACCGCGCTAACAGCGAACGAGAAAGAGCAACAGTACACAGAAGCATTTTTCAATGCCTTAGTGGCATCAAACAGAAAATTTGATACAACAATTCCTGGCATGTTAGGGCATAATAGGTTAGATAATAAACTTGCTAAAGAAGTCGAAAAAGCAAAACATTACATGTGGCTAATGAAGGGGTAATAGATGGCTGACGATCCGAAGAATCCTAGAAATCCTACATCGGATTTATATAAAACATTAACAAGATTGTTTTCTGGTCCCATTGTGGGGCGCAGAACTCAAGCTGGTCGTAGAATTAGGAAGCAGCAGTTAGACAAGTACGGAAATATGTTCCGTTCTGCAAGCGGCCAGGAATTCAAGAGATCACACTATAACCCGTTTGAGTCCATGAATTCAAACTACATGGCAAACCAGAATCGAACTGAAAGATACGTTGATTCTGATCAAATGGAGTACATGCCAGAAATTGCCTCTGCGCTTGATATATACGCAGACGAAATGACAACCTCTTCTATTTTAGCAGACATGCTAACAATAAGATGTCCCAACGAGGAGATCAAGGCTATACTTCATAGCTTATATAACGATATTCTTAATGTCAAGTTCAATCTTTTTGGGTGGGCAAGGACAATGTGCAAGTACGGTGATTTCTTTTTGTACCTAGACATTGATGAAACCTTTGGTGTCAAGCACGCGATTGGACTGCCGCCAAACGAAGTAGAGCGTTTAGAGGGAGAAGACAAGACAAATCCAAACTACGTACAGTTCCAGTGGAATGCTGCCGGGATGACATTTGAGAATTGGCAGGTCGCCCACTTCAGAGTACTTGGCAATGACAAGTATCATCCATATGGCACCTCTGTTTTAGAACCCGCACGCCGTATATGGCGTCAACTTACTCTTATGGAAGACGCTATGATGGCGTATCGTATCGTCAGAGCACCAGCTAGAAAAGCCTTCTATGTTGATGTTGGCAACATCCCGCCTCAAGATGTGGAGCAGTACATGCAAAGAGTTATTACTGCGATGAAGAGAAACCAAGTAGTCAACCAAAACACTGGTCGTGTTGACTTGCGTTACAACCCAATGAGTATTGAGGAGGATTATTACATCCCTGTTCGTGGCGGCACAAAGTTTGCAGAGATAAACGATGTAGGCGGCACAGAGCGTAACCATGATATTGACGATGTTAAGTATTTGAGAGACAAGCTGTTTTCTGCTTTGAAAATTCCAGCCGCTTACCTCACGCAAGGTGAGGGCGGCACTGAAGACAAAACAACCTTGGCGATGAAAGATGTTCGATTCGCAAGAACAGTGCAAAGACTTCAAAGACCCCTGATTACAGAGCTTGAGAAGATTGGTATTGTTCACCTTCACACTCTAGGGTTCAGAGGGGATGACCTAATCAACTTCACACTTTCGCTGAATAATCCTTCAAAGATTGCAGAAATACAAGAACTTGAGCATTGGAACCAGAAGTTCTCGGTTGCTTCAAATGCATCAGATGGATACTTCTCCAAGCGATGGATTTCTCAGCATATCTTTGGTCTATCTGAAGAGGATATCGAGCGCAACAGCAGGGAGATGTACTACGATCGTAAATTCGAAGCAGAGCTTAATGCTGTTGGCGAGATAGCTGGTCAAGCAGCTGCTGCAATGGCAGCGGGCATGCCAGGTATGGAAGACATAGCTACAGGGATCGAGGGAGGCGAAGGTCTACCTGGTGCCGGTGAGCCAACCCTTGAGCCCCCTGGGTTAGAAGGAGCGCCAGACCTAGAGCTTCCGACAGGAGAGCCAGAAGGCGCTGGCGATGAAGGGCCAAGTCCACTTCTCGCAACTCCTGGCAAGCGTGACGATATGAAGCCAAATGATGGGAGGCGAAGTGCTGGGATTGAGAAAAGCCTAAAAAGCGCAGCAAATTCTGAGCTTGTTAAAGGCAACACAGAGAGAGGGATGTTTCCTGGATTAAAGGGCCCCAATAGCCTGAGTAGTCTATCTAAGGGTGTTGTTCAGGAAAACAAAACTAATTATGATGATAGGGAGTTCTTGCAAGAACAAAGCATATTGAATGTTTCTTTTGAGACTCAAAGATTAATAGAAGAATTAGACAACATCACGGAGCAAAAGAGCAATGAAGCACAATAAAAAAAGAAACACAGCTTTTCTTTACGAGGCCCTGGTTAAGGAACTAACGAAAGCCTCTCTTCGTTCTGATAAGTCCGGACAGAGTATAATATCTTCTATACTCAAAGAGCATTTTAATACAAATTCTGTTTTAGGCAAAGAGCTTGAATTATACCAGACGATTGTCTCCACAAGTGAGGTGGAGGCAGATACTGCAGAAAGAATTCTCTCTGAAGTGAAGAGAGTGTACCACACTCTTTCTCCAAAAGAAATATACGATGAACAATCCGAGGTTATTAGCAAGGTAAACAAGGATTTAACAAAAGATATCTTTAGGAACTTTATTTCAAACTATAAGTCGTTAGCAACAATAAATCAGATGTTCAGCGACAAAACCCCAATAAACAAAAGAATTATGCTTGAAAAGGCTGTTATTGAAAAAATGATAATGCCTAAAACCAAGCAGCAACACATGAAGCCCATTGACAATATTACATACAAGATGTTTGTCAACAAGTTTAATGAAAAGTACGGCGATACCTTAAACGAAAATCAAAAGATACTTTTATCTAGATATGTTACACTATCTCCAGAAACGGCAGTGGAGTTTAAAGTTTACATAAACGAAGAGATTTCCAGGCTAAAGAGTTCTATCGTAAACCTCCAAAATAAAAAGGAGGTGTTGCTTGACGAATCTCTTTCAAACAAAAACAAGCAAATACTAGATATCCTAGAAAGCTTCAAGCAGCAGTCGATCAACGATAATATGATTAAGACTATCTTGAAAGTACAATCCCTAGAGTCGGAGATAGAGTAGATGCCTAAAGTACGTGTCTCCTACACAGATTCCGAAAAGAGCTTAAAGCTAAAGGTTGTGGACAACAATGAAGTTGTTAGTTCATTTACTTTAAAGGCAAAGAAGTCTTTCGATGGAAACATTATCATATACGACCATGCTGATGTCGACATCGTTTTGATGCCAGAGCAAAAAAAGATTGTTACATTTAAAAAAGATGATGTCAATGGAGACATTGCATATGGAGCCGCAACCAGGCTATTTTCCGAGCTTTCTAGATTAGGCATAATCGATAGGAACACAATTCAAGGTGGCTCTACTTTGGACTCATATGAATCCACAATATTAGACAATGAGCTAAAGTCTCCCATTAAGTTGGTCTTGTTGGCAATATCTAAGTGGGTAGAAAGCGAGCGCCCATACTTTGAATATGGGCAGGACTATGAAGACCTAGTGGCGGACAGAATGACAGACCCAAGTGACGAGGAATCTACAGAGCTTGGCGAGGTGCCACAAGATAAGCAGAAGGGCTCAATTGTTCCAGGTTACTACAGAAGCCCATATTGGATGAGCTACATTCTGGAGAATAAGGAAGAATAATGGAATTAATTTGGTTTGTGCTTGCTTGTTATGGCTTGACTTATCTCGTAGTATATGCTAGTATATTCAACAGAATAAGGCCAAGTAAGGAATGGTTAGGTGGTTTTGGTAAGTTATTTAACTGTACTTTATGTTTTGGTTTCCACGCAGGTTGGTTTTTATTTGCCATTAACAAGTGGACTGAACTATTTACTTTTGACTATACAGTCGCCAATTTTCTAATTTGTGGCTGCGTAGGATCAGGGACTTCTTATATGTTAAGCATGTTAATCCAAGACGAGGGGGTGAGATATGTCGCTGTGCAAAACCGCGAGACGTAGTTGGTACCTACGTCCCGTTGCACGTTGTTGTTCCGGGTCGAAACTCGGGCGGGTTGTGCCCGCACTTTAAGGAGTTGTTATTATGTCTAAAGGATTGCTAACAGAATATTTTGCTCTTTGTGATGGTGGAGTTTGTCCCGACTATCTCACAGAGGCAGAAAAGAAAAGAATGGCGGAGGGTAAGACCTTCTATATGACCGGTAAGATTCAGGCAGCTGATGTTCCTAACGGTAATGGAAGAATTTATCCAAAAAAGATCCTTGAGCGCGAAATGAACAACTACCAAAAGCTCATCGACACCAGGCGTGCGTTGGGCGAGCTAGACCATCCAGACTCCTCTGTGATTGAGTTGAAGAATGCTTCGCACTTAATCACAGAGGTCTGGTGGGAAGGCGACAGCGTAATGGGTAAACTAGAAGTACTAAACACACCCTCTGGTAGAACGCTTAAGGCGCTCGCAGAGTCTGCATGTGGGATAGGGATATCCTCTAGAGGCTTAGGCTCTGTAAAGCAGAGGGGTAAGCATGTGATTGTAGAAGATGATTTCAATCTAATTTGCTTCGATGTGGTCTCTGACCCATCGGCACCAGGAGCCTTTATTAAGCCAGTGACAGGCAGGTCTTCTTACGAAATCCCTGTTATTGGTCTAAGTTTGGGCGAGGGCAAGAAAAACAACAAACTACACTCTCTTATGAACGAGATTTTAAGGAAGTAAAATGAAAAAGTCTGAACTAAAAGCATTACTAAAGCCACTAATCAAGGAATGCATCAAAGAGAGCATTCTTGAAGAAGGTATCTTATCTAACGTAATCGCAGAGGTCAGACAAGGCTTGAGTAGTCCGGCTCCGGTTATGGAGTCCAGAGTTGAGCGGAGTGCAAAGAAAAAGCAAACTCCACAGGCACCAGCACCATCTGTATCTGACAGGGTAGCAGAGCACCGCAAGCGCTTAATGGAAGCCATTGGAGCAGATGCTTATGGTGGTGTTGATCTGTTTGAGGGTACGACTCCAGCACCAGGCCAGGGATCTCCGCAGAAGGGGAACCCACTTAGTGGAACAGACCCCGGAGATGCAGGAGTAGACATCTCTGGTATCATGGCCCTCGGTGGCAAAAACTGGAAGAACTTGGTCTGATGTCTAACGGTCTTAAGCTAACTTTTACTGTAGATGGGAGCCAAGAGGAGTATACCCATTTTCTGCTTGCAGGCTCTCAAGCAGCAGAGCAGTATACTTTTGAGCAAGCCAAGCAACTTATTGTTAGCAATGCCTCATCCAGCTACAGTTCTATGACGACTTCAGCGCAAGACTACATTGCACAAAATATATACCCTTTTGAAGATTTGACGCAAATTGCTTTAGTTCTAGAAAGCGTGGAGGTGCTCTAATGCCAACAGAAGATCTGTATGTGTCGAGAGACGCTAGATTAGGATTTTTTAATGCTACGTCGTGGAGTTCAGCGCGCGATGCGACTTCTGCTTCAACTATCTCCAACACTTTAGATAGAAGCAACTCAGCTGTGGGCACAAACAAGGCGAGCAGCAAATACCATGTTATGCGAAGCTTTTTTGCTTTTGACACATCAGGTATAACAACAACTGTTAATTCTGCTACTTTAAGATTATATGGCTACGGCTCTGGAACTAATGCTGACATTATATTAGTAAAGCTCTCTAGCGGGGCAACGGGAAGCCCGTCTGCTAACTTTGTTAACGGGGACTTTGATGCAATTCAAGGGTTCTCGTCAGGACAAAGTATGGATGGAAATGTAACTGTTTACTCAAGCGAATTGTCATCTTGGTCCTCAAGTGGCTACAACTCAATAACTTTAAACGCAGCAGCACTGTCAGATATAAAAAATAATAATTCTTTTAACTTTGCAATTGTTGAGTATGATACCGATTTCCTGAACAGCGCACCAACAATCTTTCGCAGAATAGGCATGCACTACGTAGATTTTACCAGCACCAGCAGAGATCCGTTTTTAAGGATGGATGTGGAAGCAACAGCAACTGACACCCCGCAACAAAAAAGAAACAGAAGGCGTAGAAGACGCTCCAAGGGAGCAAGGGCAAGATCAGGGTTCAGCACAAAGCATGTGATGGCGCCGTCAGGTGGCTCAAGCACAGGAAATGGTTTTGGTGATATTTAATAATTACTTACTATTTAGATTAGTAAAGTGGAGATGACAAATGGCGAGCAGTACAGACTCAAAAACAGGACAACCAATCTTTGGTTATTACGAACCAGGCTTCAACCATGTTGGTAGCTATCAAACAAGTTGTCGTCCATTTGCAACAGCGTCTTTAGTTGTGCCAGCGTCAGGTTCGGATACTTATACTAAGATTACGTTCCCAGGTGTAACAAAGTTTGTTGTTGTTCGAAATGATGAGCTTGGCGATTCTTTTACTAGCTCTGATATTAGACTATCCTTTGCATCTGGTGGCCTTAACGACCCGAATGCAAACTATATCATCTTAAAGCCAAGTAGTTCATTTTCTGCTGACTTTAGAGTCACGCAGCTTTACCTAATGAGTGACTCAAGCACAGCTACTTCGGCATCAGTTATAGCTGGTATTACAACCATTAACGCAGCAAGAGTACCTTCTGGTTCATGGGAGAATACTGTTGGTGTCGACAAGCAATAATAATAGAGGAAATAATGTCTTACAGAAGAGATGAGAGATATAGGGGCTACAACGATGGCAGAAGAGGACAGCCCACAAGAAGAGTAAAGTACCCAGGGAAAAAGACAAGCCATACCACAGTTACGCCAAAAGGCGATGAGCATGTCGAAAAAACCATAAGAAGGTTTATCAGGAAGGTTAAGAAGAGTGGCCTAGCTGATGAGTATAAGAGAAGACGCTTTTATGAAAAGCCTTCCGTGAAGGAAAGAAGAAAGAAACTTCGTAGAGAAGCAGTAATTCGAAAAGCAAACGAGAAGTCTGCAAAGTAGTATATCAATGAAAAGTGGATTTTAACAATTTGTTATACTATTTACTGATGAGTAATTACGGGGATTTTCATAGATGTCATCATTACTAGACGAGGCAATTGTAGACGCTAAAGCTTTGAGAGAAGCTGTTCTGAAGAACGCAGAAGCTTCTTTGCTTGAAGCTTACGCACCAAAGATTAAGGAAGCTGTGACTTCCCTATTAGAGCAAGATGATCTTACTGGTGATCTGGGGCTGGGTGGTTTAGCTGGCCCTCCTGGTGGTGGTCTTGGTTTAGCCCCACCAGCAAAGGAAGAGATTCCCGAGACCGGAGAGACTTTCTCCAAGGGCGAAGCAGAGCCTGGACTAGACGATGCATCTGTTGGTCTAGCGGCTGAAACATATATAGACAGCAGACCGGATCTTGATGACAGTATAGAAATTGAACTTACCCGTGGTGAATTACAAGAAATGTTAAATGATATCTCTAAGGATATTAATATCCTAGAAGAGGAAATGTCTAAGGACGAAGAAGTCCTAGAAGACGATATCGAAATTGATGAAGCAATGTTGGACGATCTAGAAGAAGCTCACTGTGGCAAAAGAGACGGTGATGACGAAGATGACGAAGAAGTCCTAGAAGACAGCATTGAGATCGATGAAGATATGATCGAAGAAATTGTTGAAAGTCTTGTTGTAGATATAATGCCAACAAAGAGCGGTTGGGCAGGCACACCAGAGTCTGTAATGCAGCATAATGAAGAGCTTGCAGCCGCTATGGCACAGTCCGACAAGTACAAAGAAGAGAGAGATGAACTTTTAAAGATTGGCAAGGAGCTACAAGAATCTAACCAGAAGTACAAGGAAGTCAACTCTAAAATGAGGCAGGCAGTCAATGTACTGAAGACTAAGATTGAAGAAGTGAACCTTTCCAATGCTAAACTACTTTATACGAACCGCGTATTGCGGAAGTCCTCCCTGAATGAGCGGCAAAAGGAAACGATTGTCGAAGCTCTTTCCAATGCGGGTTCGGTAAATGAGGCGAAGGTTATTTATGAGACCCTTCAGAGCACAGTGGGATCTTCTCGTAAGAGAGGACCAGAATCACTTAGCGAAGCAGTTTCTAGACCTTCATCTATGATGCCGAGAAGAAAAGTCAAGAGCGAATCCAATCTGGTTTCAGATAGGATGAAGCTATTGGCAGGAATTAAATAATCTAATTTTAGGAGGATTTCAAAAATGTCTGTACTACAGAAGTTAACAGAGGGCATTGTTGACCGCGACCTTGCAAAGGAAGGCGCGGCACTTCAGTCCAAGTGGGAGGCCACGGGCCTTCTTGAGGGTATCTCCGATGATCGTGATCGTGCTAGCATGTCACGTCTTCTTGAGAACCAGGCTAAGGAGCTTCTTCGTGAGGTCTCCACCATGGCAGCTGGCGATGTTGAGGGCTTCGCTGCTGTTGCATTCCCAATTGTTCGTCGCGTGTTCGGTGGCCTTTTAGCCAACGATCTCGTTAGCGTTCAGCCGATGAGCCTCCCAGCGGGCCTCATCTTCTTCCTCGACTTTACCTACGCTGACACACGTCACGGCTTAGCTGCTGGCGAGTCGCTGTATGGTGGTGGTGTTGTCGGTAACCAGCTAACCGGTGGTGTTGACGATATCACTGAGGACGGCGGTGGTTTCTACAACCTTGCAAATACCTACGCTTCACCAACGGGCTCCGTAACTCTCGATGCCAGTGCTAAGTTCACGGTCGCTACAGCAGATTTCCAAATCTCCAC